AAATATAATATATGCGATAAATCACTTAAAATGTAATAGCTAAATACATGAAATGAGTTGCTCTAAAGAACAGAAGTCCTATGAGAGAAAAACTTTCAATGGAAAGGCCAATCCCAAGTATGTTGATCTGCTCGAGGAGGACAAACCTCTTGCTGGACAGAAATTCGTGTGTGTATCGTTTGTCTCGCCCGAGAAGATTCTGAAGCAGAAAGAAATTTTTATTTTTGAGGAATTCCTAAAGAAGTGGGAATTCAATAAGTCGATGGAAAAGTTTGTCCAGTTCTTGAATTTCGTTTCTTACAAGTACGGAGTTTCGTTTGAGGATGTCTCCAACGACTTCAAGGAGTTTGTGAAGGATGAGTGTGATAAGCTGGCCGTCACCAATATGTCGGATGAATACAAGACATTTGTTGATAACAACGAGGAGGAGCTAGATAAGTCATTTGCCGCGACTTGCAATTTCCAAACTTGCACACGCGGTCTCAAAATTCGTGGGTCATATCCCACTCAAGAGGAGGCGGAGCTCAGATGCAAGATGTTGCGCGAGATTGATCCGAACCACGATGTTTATGTCGGGCCAGTGGGGATGTGGATGCCTTGGGACCCGGAGGCTTACAAGACGGGGCGCGTAGAGTATATGGAGGATGAGCTGAATCAGCTCATGTCAGAGAAGAACAAGAACGAGTCAAATGCCAAGTCGGCATTTGATCAGCGTGTCAAGGAGGCAAAACAGAAGGCTATTGAGGAGAATATCAAGAATGCCGAGAAGTCGGGGAATATGCTGACGCAGTCGATTGATGATCAGGGCAATTTAGTCGGCGTCAATAATGCGAATACGCAAGAGGAGTCGCTGAAGGGCAACGAAACCATTTCTGCTGCGGATATTCGCGCCGAGCTGTTTGAGGGAGAGAACATTATTGTGGGGAAGTCAGACAATGGGCGTAGCAAGCTGATCAGTGGTCCGTTCGCTGAGAAGAATAAGACCGAGTAATTCACCTTTTGAAAAAGGTTTCGCGAAAAAGCGAAACAATATACATTTAACCTTCTAATAACAATACATTTTATTTGCTGAGTAACCAGCAAATAAAAAGACTTTTGAATTAACAAATTTCATACAATGGATAAGAACGATTTGATTCTGGTTCCACATTTCCCCGATAAGTTATAATTAGTTTGTTTTACTGTATTTTTTTAAAAGTGGATTACAATGACTACAGCATTTGCGCTGATAACTGACAGATTATTTATCGGGAAGGCTGAACAAACAATTAAGGATTTGAGAACACGTGGCAAATGGGAAGGGGTTGTTGTATTAGCAACGATTGATTTTGATTTACCAGATGATTTTAAAATCAAGTACAATGTGATTGAAACCAAGTTTGCACCTATTGATAAAACTGCGCTATTGGAAAAGATTGGTCCAACTGGATTCTCAAACAGCGACAAGAGAGAAATCCATAAACTGAACCAATGGGAGAAACTCCATATATTTGACGAGTATTTTGCACAGTGGTCTCGTATAGTGTTTCTAGATGCAGGGCTCAGGATTCTGGACACAGTTGATCATTTGTTAGAACTAGATTACAGATATCGGTTCCTTGCTCCAAATGATGCTGCTCCGTATTTTCATCCAGATAAGCTGTTCAAAAGTCAGATATGCTTTGATAATCCGGAATATGTTAAGCAGTTGAGGAATGATTTCGGCGATAAGATTTTTGAATCACATTATTTCTTGAATTGTATATGGATCTATGATACGGAACTTCTGAAGACATGCGACAAAAAACAGATGATCCAGGCTATGAACGACTATCCATTGTGTCGAACAAATGAAATGACAGTAATGAATTTATTACTTCGGTTCAAATACAATTTGTGGCAAGAGTTCCCAATCAAAACTAGCTCTGAGGACAAATATCTGTTTGAATGGTGCGAATCGAATCATCCGTTTCCGACAAACTGGACAAACTATTGTTACATGAAGTATCCTTATTCGATTGGGTTTGACCTTTAGAAATCCACCTTTATCCACTTTCTTCCTGGACAACCTGATGAATCATTTCTTCCATCTTCAAGTAATACTCATGAATTTCATCGGCGTTTGAAATGTTAAAAGGTGTAATAAATTACGACCATAAATGATATACATTTTTGGCTCCACCATTTCCAAAGGTGGATTACCACTTCGTCGCCTTCTTCACATTGATTTTCGGTCCGGCACCGCGCTTCTGCACTGACCCCGGATCATACTTTTCGTCCTCTTCGTCACCCGAGTTGTAGCCTTTCGAGAGTTCCCAGAACTCCTTTGATCCCAACTTGAAATCATTGTGGCTGTCGGCCTTGTACCAGAATACCTGTTCTTGCAGCTTGTTCGATTTTGCGTTATTATTTATCACCAAGCACTCATAATTTTCCGTGCACTGGTCCATGACTTGACAAAAGGACTCAAATGTAGGGAACATTCCGGCATAATTGTCATAGATGCGCTTGCGATTCGCTATGTAGGGCTCGCGCAAAATAAAAACATAATCGATGTTAGTCCTGAGCGTGGGTGGTACGCCCAATGGGTATTGCATCGTGATGATTAGCATGATCTTCCAGTGCCTGCCGTTCATGAATAGAAGGCGCATCATCTTATCGCGCGCCCACGTGTTATCATATAAGCAATCATCCAGAATGACGAATGTTCGCGGATCGATTGTGCTTCGCTTGTAGGTCTCCATTTCTTTTTTGACCTGCTTCAAGACTGTCTTTTGGCGTTTCAAGATGTTCTCAATGATTGCAGTGTTGTATTCGTTATGGATGAAGAGTTTGGGCACCATGGAGCTGTAGAATCCGTTGCCCTCTTCCGTGCCGGATATCACTGTACCGATGGGGATCGATTGCTGGTAATAGAGAAGGTCTCGGACCAAGAAACTCTTACCCGTGTCACGACGACCGATGAGGACGACGACGGGACCTTTCGCTTCATTTGGTTTGAAGCTGATATTTTTCATATCAAATTTTCGTAATTCTAACGACGCCATTAGAACTATCATCCTAAATTAAATCGGATCGAAAATACGCATTTATCCACCTTTAGAAAAGGTTGAGCCAAATCCTCAACATTGTTGTTATTTAGTTATTGCCAAATAGGTTTTCTTTTTGTTCCACTTACACCATTTGTGATTTTGCTCCACTTTTCTCAAAAGTGGATAGGATTAGTTAGAACCGAATATAATTTATATTCTAATTAGCTATGATGACTAAAATCGATTATCAAAAACGGAAAAACCAGGAACTTTTCAAAGGTTTAGAAGATCCGAAATCATTGTTTCTCTCGAACACCCAGAATTACATTCCAATTTACAATCGAATTCTTTCATTGAATGAGACCAATTATAACGGTGTGAATTTGAATCATCGATGGTATTTGTCCAGTGTCAAATCATCAGTAGATGACAATCCGAACCTTTTCGAGTGCAAGGTGAAGAACATCCAAACGCAAAAGATAAAGGATACTGAGGTATTTTTCAAGCTGGCGCCATTACTGGTCCCTTACAAATATCTGATTGGTAAGTATGTTGGTCAGGCGGACAAGATGTTGAAATTGCCAGAATATAACTCAAATGAAACAAATACAATCGCGTCTTTCATAGATCCCAATAACTGTGCATATGTGGATGGGATGTTCTTATACTTCACAAACAGTTTGATCCACGAACACAAGTTTGTGCATGGCGTTGATTATTATGGTTCATTTTTAGCTCTGAAGAACAATTTCAAAGTGAATGTTTATGACGATATTGAGTTTCTGCACAAGTCAGATTTTTTCACAAAGAACCAAAACAAGTTGTTCCAAATTGACAGTTATGAACACCTCTTCCAAAATGAAGATCGCAACAAGAGAAAACCAATTCAAATTGAACCGAGCAGTAATGCGGAACTGGATGTATCGCAGATCGACGATTCTATCTTTGAAGATATTTTTGAACAACAGAATACGGACCCCCCAACTGATGCCCTTGAGGAATTCACTTTCGATGCAATGAATTTTATTGAACGCATATCAAAGAGTTTGAGGTCAGATTCGTCTTGTTCGTCATGTTCGTCTCGATCTTCTTATACTTCTGAAGAGGATAATCAAGATGACAAAAAAAACGATGACGGCGATGACGGCGATGACGGCGATGACGGCGATGACGATGAAAGTAACTGGGATTCGGAAGAAGAAGACGACGAGAGCGAAGAAGTGATTGAAGCGACTATTTCGAAGTTCCCGGTTCAAGTGATTTGCATGGAGAATTGCGATTGCACGATGGACGATTTGATTTTCTCAAATGATCTCACAAACGATGAATGGTTTTCAGCGCTGATGCAAATTATAATGACACTGGTCACATACCAGAAGGTATTTTCATTTACACACAATGATCTACACACGAACAACGTGATGTATAATGAAACGGACAAGAAGTTCCTATACTATCGGTTCAAAGGAAAAGTATATAAAGTTCCGACATTCGGCAGGATATTCAAGATCATTGATTTCGGGAGAAGTATTTACAAGGTGAATGGAAAGACATATTGCAGCGACAGTTTCAGCCCTGGAGGAGATGCAGCGACCCAATACAATACGGAACCATATTTGAACGAGAAGAAGCCGCGCTTGGAAACAAACTATAGTTTTGATTTGTGTCGTCTTGCATGCTCTATATTTGATTTTATGGTGGATGACATCAAAGATGTAAAGAAGTGTGCCAAAGATCCGGTGAAAAAGATTATCATTGAATGGTGTTTGGATGACAAGGGTATAAATGTATTGTACAAGAACGATGGTACAGACAGGTATCCTGATTTTAAGCTGTATAAGATGATTGCTCGGTTTGTGCACAATCACACGCCGCAGGCGCAATTGGAGCGTCCCGAATTCAAGGCATATGAATTTACTGGCGAAGTGAAGGGAGATATTATGGACATTGACAAATTTTAAAATCCACATTTAGAAAAAGTGGAACAAAATATCCCGTCATATGAATAAATTTTTGCTAAACTTGATCTGGATTCCATTGCAATAAAAGGTGGGGATTGATTTAAAGACATTTTGTTAATATATATAAATGTTTGTCGGCAATTTGATTGCGATCTTCTATGCTCTTACAAGTCCATTTTCCCCTTCGGGAAAGTATATCGGTTCTAAGACTGTATTTGGCGAGACAGTTGGCGCATCCGTTTATTTTCGCGATAGTAATACCCTCGATTTTGCGATTACGGGTGCATTTGAACTAAATTGCGCAGGTGAGCCATATGCGGTGAGTGAAAATGAAATTGTGTTATTGGACATCAATCATGTTGGTGATTGTGCCCACGACGCGCTTATCGAGAATAGCGTCACGCTGAATGATATCGTGTATGACGGAACGAACAACCAGATCACAGTCTCTGTCAAATATTCCGTTGCAAAGATCGATCTCGTGCTAAGTCCTGCATTGAACTTTATGGTTGATGTCTATTCTTATTAACCAAGTGTAAATTGCGTTATTATTTATCCACTTTGTTTGAAAAGTGGATAAATATTATGGTCTGTTATTATTCTTCATCAGTGTCGTCATCAACAATCTTTAATTTAGGTGGCGCCTTTTTGGTGACATTCTTTTTGCATCGTTTGCGTCCTTCATGTTGAGCAGCCTTGTAACCCTTGGGACACTGTTTTTTACCTTCGGGAATATCAACATATTCCGATTCATCATCTACAAATCTAACTTTTTGCGTCTTGGTTGCCGGCGGTTTGCTTGTTTTTTTCGTTTTCTTGCATTTTTTGCGTCCTTCATGTTGAGCAGCCTTGTAACCTTTTGGACATTGTTTCTTGTCTTCCGGCATCTCAAGATATTCTTCGCTTGCAACATTAATACCTGAACGATCCGCAGATGCGGGAGCTGCAACCTCAATCGCAAAGTGAGTATCATCCTTCTTTTTCTCAGGGGCAAGCGACCACAAGATTTCACTTAAATACGACTGAATAAATTTCTTGTTTAACACAGACCTAGCAAAAACAAGGCCGTTATTGGCAATCTCCCTGCACCGTTCGTCATTCTTCTTGCACCATTTGATGACATCCAGCAAATCTGACAAATCCTCCTTAACCGGAATGTAATGGACTTTTGCCTTTATCATGTGATCGACCCACGATGTGTATGGGCTCATGACGCGCAAAATTAGAGAACCCGTTGTCATTGTCGTAAGCAGTCGATATGCATTCACGTTACCATCGACATGAATGATATACTTGAACTCACTCTGTTGGCGCATATTCAAAAAATCATTCTTGTACTTTATGCGGGTATTCATAACACCTAGTCCATACTTTGGATCGAAGCGAATAGATTTCGTATCTATCGAGAGAGCCCCTGCAGGTTTGGATAGCCGAACATCAAGCAAATTTGAGTTTATTGAATCCAATTTCAAACGCATATTAGTCTCGTCAGTGTAACCACATCCGGTGGGACCACCTCGGAAAACCGCCCGAGTTTTATTCTTCTTTGCCCAATCAGTGATCAACCCTGCGTCCCATTTCACACCAAATGCATTTACCAAAGGCGCTGTTGCTTGCGTGATTTTATATTGATGCAGAGTTTTCCTTGTGGCGTTTGTTTTGACGGTAGTTTGTTTCAATACGGTCATAACATCGTCATAGTTTGGAATAGGAATATCCAGATAATGACGCTCACCTGAAATGCTCAAAATGGGTAAATGTTTGTCGAATACATACTCGCTATCTAATTGGACTTTCCCGGTAACCATCGAAAACGGTGATTTACCGTAATTCCTGAGAATGACAGCATCTGTTAAATTCAAAATGAAGATACCATCCGGCAAATCGATACCTTTTAACAGTTGCAAATATTCATTTTCTGTTTTATCTGACCCTTTGTCTTGTTCTTTTTCATTTGAAAATGGTTTCACAATACACTGCATTACACGAAGATGACCTTTGTTTTTGCTGATCGAATCACGAATAAAGGTTTGTTGCGCTTCAGTAATCGTTGGGTTCTTGTCCAGATTGGCAAGTTGTTTGTCAATGGCTTTTTGGAATATTGGCGCAGTTGTTTGCATGTCCAGCTTACACATCAGAATATTATTGTCGTGAATACACATCATATAACATTGATGATGCAATAGCTCGCAGATATATTTCAATGTGTTGTGAAGCGATGTGAGAGTCATTTCCCACATGGGATTTGAAACCTGAACAGGGAGATTGTCTGGTGTCATATGTGACGCAGATGATTTATTCAAATAACCAATATATTTGGAACCGATTTTGTATGCTTCATCATATGTATTTACAGTTTTCATTTCGTAATTCTTTGGCATTCTGATTCTTATATATACTGCGTATTAAAAATATATTATTGTTAAATTATTCAGGTTCTATTTTTTATTTCGCAAGTTCTGCTTGAACTTCAGCAACCAGAGCTTCTGAAAAAAGACTATCCGTCTTATACTTATCGAAGAAAGTTAAATAACCTTCGCCATAACCGCGTAACAAAGCAGTGAGACTCTTTTTGAATTTTTTCAAGAAATATTTGCAATCATTGAGTTTTAGCATTTTATACTTTTCGTCTGTAATTTCAATTACAGGTCGGCTTTGTAACATATTTTTGTATTTTGTATATAACAAGTAATAATATAACTTCTCATCGATCTGTTGCTCAAGTGATTGAAAGTAGAATAACATGTCTTCGCTAAAACCATCGTGTGGTGTCTTTTTGTGAAACATTTTGATCTTGCCTTCATAGAAAGGTTGATTCTCTTTGGGTATATTGGAAAAGTCAATGTCCATAAGTGCAATTTTATTGCCGACTGGCGTCTTGTCGTCACGCATATAAGCTTTATACGCAAATTTAACAACATTTGGGTTTGTTGGCATAATTTGACTGTCAAGATTCATCTCGTAATTTGTATTCAAGAACCAGCGGATCAGATAACTAATATTCAATGCTAATGTCTTAGCTATATCAGCGTCATATTGAATCTTTGCTTTGTTAGGTATTATGATGAGATCAATATCTTCGCTTTCATAATCTTCAAATATTTTTCCTGCATATTTTTTTTCTGTATATGCAAAAGCCAACTGAACACCTTTTCCACCTTTGAACATAAATGTATAATCTTGCTTCTCCAGTTTTTTTGCAACAACACCAAGCAATAACATTGTTGCACATAAAATTATATTTGCATTTTGTATATCCCTTGGTTGCTTGAAAACGATAAGACCATTTATGTTCGTTACGTTTTCGAAACTAACATGAAATGAAGGTATTATGGTTTTCACAATTTTACACAATCTACATAACTCGTTATGTTTTATTTTTAGATCACTTGCAATCAAATTGTCAATCTTGGATTTCAAATGAATTAGTTCGTCACCATTAAATAACGGTTCCCAAAAAATTAATGTCGTATCGTATGAAGGACCCCTAACTACTTGTAATGTTTTTGGTTGTTCGTTTGTTGGTTCTGTGCGATCATCTAATTTTATATCATCTAAATCCACGCCTACATCTGATTTTACAATATCTTCCTCAATTTGCACTTGAACTGGCTCTTCAATTACAGATTCGATTGGGCCTTCGTCATCAACCTCTTCTTGTAGAATTGTTTCATTGGAAGATGCAGCAGAAACAACATTTTTAGTTTTTTTCGTTATTTTTGATCTTTTTTTCGTTCTCTCGTCAAATATTTCGAAATCGGCTGGAAGTTGTTCTTTCAAAGACAACCCATTTGGGTTCATTTTTTTATTGATATCTCCTCCGTTATCAAGAAACACATGATAAATGCTGCGATCCTTTTTTAATTCGGGCACATTTAACAATATTTGCAAGAGTAACATTGGGGTACCGCTCGAAACACGACTGTTGGGATCGTGAATGATATATCGACGACCATTTGTAACCCATATTACATTGTTGAGCTGATCTTTGTTTTCTAACATCAGATTTTTAATCTCGGTTATTTTATTCGAAGCAGTCTTTTTATTTATTTCATTCAATAACAGTCTTAATTTTCTCACAAAATCAATGTTGGCATACACAACATGTGACGGTTGAAATCTGTTCAAAAAACTGTCAACTACTGCTTTGAACATGCCACCGCGTTGTCGTCGTTTCACAGTTCTTCGTTTATGAGGTCTCACATGCACATGTCTCTTAGCAGTTTTTGTTCTTTTTATTTTTCTTGTTTTTGTGATTCGTATTCTTTTTGTCATCTAATATACAAAAAGAATGTAATTTCTTTAGAATTCGGGATTGTCTGTGAAAACGGGAGTGATGCCTCCTTTTTGTATAACAGGTGTCAGTTGCTCCAAAACAAAATTTCCAGAAACTACACTAAAGTAAACAAGTATGGTGTCGCGTATCAATAACTTCAAAGGCTTGCTTTCTTTATCGATAAATCGCATTTCGATAAACTTGGAAATCAGAAAGATTAACGATATAATAGCTGCAACTACGAAAATATTTTCCATTTTACAGTATTGGTTCAAATTCTTATTATTGGTTTTACGCAAATTATATCTTCGATGTAATTATCTAATCTAACACTTCAATTTCATCGATTAGTAAATCTGGCAACAAATCCAAAGACGGCTCGACTAAATCATGCACATCCAAATTATCCAATACGATAGATTGATCAGAGATTGAGAGCTTTACATTGTCATAATCACTGTCGTCATCGGCAGCTTCATCCAACTTCCGTTGTTCTTCTTTTTTATCGAACACTTCTTTCAATCTTTGTTGTGTCTTTGGTGCTTCAACTGGAACAATAGTATTGTCGGGGCCTTTGACATAGTCAACATCATCGAATCTAATACTTGACTTTTCCTTTGAATCCACTTCTTTTGCATCTCGCTCCTTTGCATCTCGTTCCTTTGCATCTCGTTCCTTTGCATCTTGTTCGGCAACAACATTCTCATTCGGTTCCTCCACAATCTCCTCCTTGATCACCTCTGTAACATTTTCTTCAACGGTCTCGTCCAAATATGCCTTCAAAATCGCCTCCACTGGAATGCTATCGCGAACCGTCGTCAGAATACACTCCTGGACGATAATCTCGAGCTCCCTGTTATGTTTTTGTGTCTGGAGCGGTGGGATATTCAGTTCAAACAAATATACATTCTTATACACTTTTCGTGCGACACTTATATACAGCTTGTGAATGAAATCGTCCAACTTAGGAATATCGAGGTCAATCTTCTTCTGCTTCTGACCGACACGCATAGCTGTCAAAACCTTCAATTGAATCACATGGACGCAAGTCACGAGATCTTCTAAATACATGCATCCACTCTTGTCGCAGATCCTCTTTCTCTCCGTCTCAATAATTGTGCTGTTCCACTTCGGAATTCGCGAAACAAAATTTTGAAATGTCATCAAATACTTATCGGTCTCATTGTTCTGTTTGCACAATTTGACAGCCTCCTCCAAAATCGATTTGTATCCATCAATAACCAATGGTGTCAAAATTGTCATTAACTTAGCACACCATTCGTTTCTGCTTTCGTGTAGCGAACTCACATTAAAATCGTCCATGTTACATAAACGATATATTTTCTAAAGACAATTCTGAACTCAAAAACACAAAGTTTAATATAAATAGCATCAATAACTTCTCATTTCGGAATTCTTTGCGAACACGGTTAAATGCAACCAACATCTCATATCGGCGCTCTATTGTAATCTGATCTTCTAAAAACTTGTGATTTTCTAACAACTTCAAAATGTCGAGACCGCTGTAAGCCTTTTCATACAATTTACTGCACTGGGTCATCAATTGCTGAATAGTCATATTCTTACCTACACTTTTGATAAGTTCCTTCTTCAACCACTCGACTCTTTTCGTCTTTATATCGTGTATTTCAAAGGTTTGCTCTAAATTGTATTTATAGAGGTTGATAATTTCATTGTTATGGAGAGGTTCGGGGACATAAATTTCACAAAACCGCGATAATATCGGTTTCAGCAAATTGTATTTGTCTTCTACAATTATGAAGAAACGCGTGTTGTGACTGAATAGTTCAATGCATCTGCGGAGCGCAGACTGTGCATCCATTGTGAGTTTGTCCGCATTGAGGAGAATAATGCTCTTGAAGATGTTGCCGCCGTTGGAATTGATGTGGGTTTTTGCAAAGAATTTTAGTTCTTCGCGAATGAATTTTATACCCTTTCCGTGAGCACAATTCACATACATAACGAGGGCTTTGATCTTCTCTCTATCGTTGTCATATACATTGTGGATAAACTCATTTACAATAGTTCGTTTCCCTGATCCTGATGGTCCGTGGAATATGATGTTGGGGATTTTATGGATCGATTGGAAATATGCCAGTTTTTCTTTGATTGGTTGATGGATGTTCAATTGCTGCATTACCTAACAATGTGTTGCTGTTTTTATATCTGTTTCTCAAAATTTCATAATCTCACTTTTTACACCTTCGCGCTTTTCAAGTGCGTTGTAACTGTTGCCATTGTGACTCAAAATGCATCCTATTACAAATGTTTTCGTGTTCTATTTTGTATTTAGCAAAATAATTTAGAAATCTTTAGAAGTGTGACGAGTAAGTATTTTAACATTTCCCAACATTATCATTAAATCATCTTTTTTATCACGACATTCTACATCATGTATCTTACATTCTATTTTTTCTTCTAAACGCTTTAATGATTTTTTATAAGAAATAATTTTATCATTCATTCCTCCCTTATATTTCGCTAAAACCATCCAACCTAATTTTTCAAACATATCTTCATACCATTCGTGTAGGTTCTCTTCTCTAAACAGAAGTTGTCAGTGAATGCGTATAAGGATTATCGCGGAAGGCTTGCAACAAGCTTCCGTCCAGTCTGGAATTATCAATATCGTTGCTGTAAACTTGTTTATTGTTCAGCTTTCCATACACCACCTCCTTGGAAGGTGGCATATGAATAACGGACGAAGGGGCTGCCACGCGGTAATTGAAACGATCACAGTCTTGACGCGCGATATTCACATTCATTTGATTGTTGAACATATTGGTTCCACCTTGGTTCGGCCTGTTGTTGATGGTTAGCGGTTTGACATCGTTATTGCGCTGATTGTAAGCAGTCTCATAAACAGCATTTCCGTATTTTGATCCATTGCCACCGGATGTTCCAACATAACTGGCGCTAGTTGTATCTCTCTGTGTTTCATTAAACTCACTCTGATTGTTGACATATGTCCCTTCCTTTTGTCCATCAATATTGAAAGTTGGGGCATACAAAGTGGTCTCCTTGATCGTGGTGTGGGTAGTATCATTCGGATTAATGACATAGCTCTGCGGAACTCTAGTTCCGGCTTCGCCGTAAATGCGAACACTGTGCGAACACTCCTCTTTTCGAGAAGGACGCAGTATATCCAGGAACGGTGCAATGACCGCGCCGATTGCGCCACCGAATCCGCTTCGCATTGTGTCTGGTTGTTGAGATGTCGAACGATTTGTCGCAAAATTCGTATGACTGCGAATGAAGTTCTCTCCATCCGTCGAAGGGCCCTTTCCAATCGCGGTAGAATGATTGACTCCGCCACTGATAACTTCTTGGCGCTTCGATTGTTCATAATTTTCCGGAGCATAATTCGATTGGCGATCACCTGGACCGGCTACGCCAGTGTAATCTGTTTTTATATCTGGACGGCGAACAATCCCCATTTCCTGAATCGGTCGCAGAGTTTCTCCCTTCTCTGCGCCAGTTGTAGTGAACCATCGATCTTGAGTGTTCATATAAAACCGGTCTGGCCCTTGCTTCTCAACACGTCCAATGAGTCCCACATTCTTGACAACGGAAGCCGCAGGGCCTTCGTGATTCGACAAATTATATTCCATCTTTGGATTTGTGGAGATGCGGAGTTGATCGACGGTCTTTTCCATCCACTTATCGCGCGCTTCCATCCCGGAATTGTAACCACCCGACCCGCTCGTTCCATATCCCTGATTTAATCCCGGACCAACATTCTCAGACTCAAACGGTTTCACATTGTTATTCCTCATACCCGGATTAACACGTGACTGAAAAAAATCACTCTGATTCGGTGCCCCGTACGCCCACTGCATGTTCTCTTCGGGCTTGAACAGAGGACCCTGTTCGACCTTGCGAAACAACTGCGATCCGGATCCATTCATGTTATCCAAAACGGACTCGGTGATATTCGCATTGTATAGATTGCCCTTTACCTTTCCGCCATTGAAAGGCACCATATTGCTATGTTTGAATTGTTCATTCTCTAAATAATTACCGGTTAAAGAGACTATCTTCTCTCTATCTCCATTACCAGCACTCATCTTCTGGTTAAAATATTTATCAGTTGCCACATTTGGATTAGAGTACTCTTGTACGGTTTCAACCAACTCTTTGGTGTTCAACACGGGATAATTATTTGGCGGAATTTCAACATTTGGTAAATAATTTTGTTTGCGACCCATATTATTAAAATTTTCTTGTGTGATTTTAGGTCGATCATCTGACGATTTCTGATTTGATATAACATACATACCACCTAATGCTAATAAAGGGATTGCTATCTCCATAATATATATAAAGTAATATATTTTTTAATTTAAGTAAATAAATGTAATCCCGTACTATATTTATTAACATATTTTTCATCGAATTAAATCGTGGCTTGGCTGTTGTTGGTTATTTATTTCATTAATGACACAATCTCTCTTTGGCGTGTAATAATCCTTTTCGAGGATTCTAGTGCTCAAATTATTATTGAATGGCATGCAAGTATTTTCTTGCGGGTCGAGTGGCGGATAATACCAATCAACTTGTTCCTTGTCTCTCACCATCCAAGCCGGTGTAATTGCTCTGGATTGTTCGGTTGTCAATGCTTTAGTAGATGGATATTGAATAGGAGTGGTTTTGACATTATACTGCTGGTAATTATCTTTGCCTAAACAATCCTTACTCAACCGCCGATTTACCCCCAGCAATTCACTTTCTAGGTTAATCGTATTCGTCATTAAATTGGCTCCCCATGTTTGAATTCGGATATGAGGGTCTTCAATGAAAAATGGAGATGAACCGTTACCCGGCATATTCATTAACCATCGCCCAGGGTCAGTCGATTGTTGCAATTGTTTCTTTGTTCTAGATTCGTCATATTTGAACCGTGTAAATGCCATTATACTAACCAAATATAATTTATTTTGTATTAGAATTTAAACAGAAGACTTTTAATAATTTATTATGAAGATCGAGATTGAAACCGATGACACTACACCAACTCTATCCACTACACCCACTCTTTGCATAAATATGATCGTGAAGAATGAGAGTAAGATCATTACCCGAATGTTAGATACAGTTGTACCAATCATTGATGCGTATTGCATTTGCGACACTGGTTCAACTGATGACACTGTACAGGTGATTGAAGATTATTTCAAGAAGAAGAACATTCCTGGAAAGGTTGTCGTGGAATCATTTATAAATTTCGCACACAATCGCAATTTTGCTCTCAAGGCGTGTGAAGGATTGTCGGACTATGTTCTGTTGATGGATGCCGACATGAAACTCAAAATAACCAACTTTGACAAGAACAATCTCAAGGATTATGACTCATGCTACATTCTGCAAGGATCAGACGCTTTTTTCTATCAAAATATGCGAATTGTCAAGAACGACGGACGATTCAATTATGTGGGTGTTACACACGAGTATGTGAATACTCCGCCGAACAATAAGCTTCTTTCGATCAAGAAGGATGAGCTGTTTATTGAGGATCTTGGAGACGGTGGTTGCAAGAGTGACAAATTCGAGCGCGATGTTCGATTGTTACTTGGAGCGATCGAAGCGAATCCGAACTGTGATCGTTCTCACTTTTACTTGGCGAACAGTTACCATGATTCCGGTCACTTTGAGAAGGCGATACCGATCTATGAGAAGCGAATCCAGATAGGAGGTTGGGCGCAGGAGGTTTGGTATAGTTATTACAGGATAGGATCTTGCTACAAGCACCTCGGCAATATGGACAAGGCAATTGCTGCTTGGATGGAAGCGTATCAATATTTACCGATTCGTATCGAAAACTTGTATGAGATCATTCATCATTATCGTAATACTTCCAAGCATAAGCTAGCAGATATTTTCTACCAAACTGCGAAAAAGGTTCTGGCTCAAAAGTTGAACAGGACTGATTATTTGTTCCTACACAATGATATTTACACTTATAAGCTGGACTTTGAATACACCATTATTGCTGCTTACCTGGATGTGAATAACATCAACGACGAGGTTGTGAATATTATGAATAACTCCGGAGACGGGAATATGATTGACAATCTTCTGAGAAACATGAAATTCTACAAGCACATCTTGAAGCCGATTCACTGCTTGAACTTTGATGATTCTGTCGAAATGGATCTGAACGGTGAAAAAATGAAACTGTTGTCATCATCTAGTTGCATAATCCCAAAGAAGGATGGAACTGGTTATCATATCAATATCCGATATGTGAATTACTACATCAATAACGAGGGTCGCTATTTGAATTGTGACAGAAACATTGTTACATTCAATCGATATGCTGAGCTGACAAATAATTTCACATCTGTTAATGACAAGTGGTTCGAGACGGACGACACTCAACGCCGATATGTGGGTGTTGAGGATGTCCGGATTTACAATGATGACACGAGCGGCGAACTTCTCTTCATAGGCACTGGACTGCATCAGAGTGGAAATATCGGAATTGTCTCTGGCAAATACGATCTTACGAAGCCGAAGCTGGAGCCGATGGAACTTACAACTTCGTTTGGAACGAGCGGATGTGAGAAGAACTGGGTCTTCACTCCATACAAGAAGACGACGCACATAATTTACAAGTGGGCTCCGTTGCAGATTTGCAAGCTGCAAGATGATGGTTGCACGATCGACAAGGTTGATGAGAAGCCGATGCCGAGGATCTTCGAGCGTGTTCGCGGTTCTTCGTGCGGATTCAAGTATGTAAAAAAGAACAAGTATGGCAATGAGGAGACTGAAGTTTGGTTTGTTGCGCATGTAGTTTCTTATGAGGAGCCGCGAGTGTATTATGACATGCTCATTGTATTCGATGAGGCGCTGAACTTACTGCGATACTCTGCCCCTTTCAAATTCAATGCAGAGCCAATTGAGTATTCCCTGGGTTTAATCGTAAAGGATGATTGCGTTATGATTAACTACAGTGTATGGGACAGGACTACTTGTGTTGGTATTTATGACAAGAAGTATATTGATAATGTTACGAAATACACGCCTTGAACGAAAGAGATAAGTAAAAATCTAATATAAATATATAAATATAAATGGAGGTCATTGAATTCTGTTTGCCGGCAAGGCTGTATTTGATTTTAGGAGTATTATTATCATTCGTTCATATTCTAAAGTATAAATCCGCTGGTATTTTGTTCTTTGAATTATTATTTACTTATATATGGACAATTCTATTGAACTGGATCTGCACGTCGGGTTTTTCATTCTTGACATGGATATTGTTTGTGGTCCCATTTGTTAGTGTTGTATTGGATTTGGTAAATTTATTACGAAACGCACAAGAGAATACAACCACAGGCGAAAAAACTGACGATAGTAAGACAAATACAACAACTACCAACAAGTCTGACCCCAAACAAAGTGCATGAATAAAAACTTAAATACAATAACATTGTAAATAAAAAAAACAATGTTATTTCCTAAAAAACAAGTATATCCAATACTAACACCTCAGATCTGTTTCAGAGATAAGTATGCTAACCTAAATGCATATGTTGAGATGAACCCTTCTATGAATATTGATGAAATGGGAAATGTAATAATTTTGGTTCGTTGTGTGAATTATCGCAAGTTCTTTGATAGACAATTCACAATGTATGAGAATCATTCATATTCACATTATTACATTTTCAGAGGCGCTATCCAAAATGACGGTCAGCCACTCGATATCGATAACTATTCCATTGAACATTTGAAACATGAATATTCGCGGCAAACATATGCAACTTATTGGAAGGGGATAGAAGATATACGATTTATCGACTCTGAAAATGTGCTTACAATCGTGCCTGAATGTAACCCAGGTGGAAATCCGTCAATATTTTGGGCTAAACTTGACGGTTCAATGCTTCATTCGTTTGTTGATTGCAGACCAAATATTGTCGAGAAGAACTGGATGCCATTCAATAAGAACAAAGTGATATATAGCCTGGAACCATTTGTGGTGAAGGATATATTGGATGATAACCAAACAACGATTGATGTATCAGAAGAAAACAAGCAATTGTTGAAAGGATATCACGGATCAACAAATGGTGTTCAATATAATGATAAATACCTACTATTCTTGATACATTTGAACAAAGATAAGGTATATCACAAATGGATGTTATTTAATCCGGATACATGTGAAGTTAAGTTATCATCCGAGTTTATTTTCTTCCGTCATGCATACATAGAATTCACTTGTTCTCTCTGTAAGTACAACGAAAGGATGTTTATATCTGTTGGCGTAAATGATGACAAAGCATACATAATCGAAACTGATTGTTCAACAATTAATAACTTTATAGGTTGTATTGACTAATATCAACAACTGGTGTGCCTTGCAACGGGTTACTTAAATCTGGCGGACCTTCTACTGAAGCCAATACTTGTAACGGATGATTTATCATATGATAATAATTCTCGTACATCAATTGAATATCTATATTAGTTATGAATAAATATTCGCCTATATAATGTAGATGTGCATTCTCTCTTGCATTTGAGTATCTTACTGAGTCCGTAAAAATGTCGATCATATTATCATCAACAATAAATATTGTATCTGAATATAATTTTCTAGTTGGCCAATGAACATCCCGGTTCGTAAGGATAATTCCATTATTGTTCCACTTAGGCCATTTTGTAACTGGAATTCGATACATCATATCACATCGCAGAATTATAAACCTATCATAATGACTTCTATAACTAGCCATGAATTCAGCGACGAGTAACATATTTTCACCTTGGTTATTGCAGTGTATTTGAATCAAGTGTTTGGGTTGAATTATTTGATTTATTAAACCAACAATTTCACTTGGATAAGTAATAAACACAACATCATATTTATGACCATTTCTAGTTAAATCGTCTTGTACGATGCTTGTAATATTATTCCAACACATTAATATATCAATATATCTTCTAGTTTCATCAGAAAATCTAGAATTATGACCTCTAAAAATAAGACATATTTTCATATATATCCATATTTGTTATATTTTTTAAATTAATTGGTCGAATAAATATATAAACAAACCAAACAGTTTTATGTATGAGCAAACATCCAACAATTGTCACAATGATGTATGATATCCGAAAAATGGAATCCTGCACAAATGAACGAAATCGAAAATTAGAAAGTTACATTGATTTCAGTAAAAAGTTTTTGCTGACATTACCATACCCAATGATATTATTTATAAGCCCCGACGATTCATATACAAAAAATGCTATTCTAACTATAAGAGGCGAACTTGGATTAACAGACAAAACCTTTATATACGAATTAGAATTCAAATATACATACTTTTTCAAATACTTATCTAGACTAGAAGAGCTACAACGATCGTTCTTTATATTAAATGGCGATATAAAACATGAAACCCCTTTATATGTTATATTGAACAACAATAAATTTTGTTTTATAGAGCAATCGATCATGTTGAATCCATTTAAAAGTACTCACTTTTTGTGGATGGATTTTGGAATCAATCATGTTGCACTAACTACGGAGCATGTTCATAATTGGATAACTCAAATACCAGACAAAATAAAACAATTGTGTATAAATCCATATATAGAAGCTGATGAACCTAGACAATTTTTCCAGAACATTCATCACAATTGTGCAGGAGGTTTGTTCTCTGGTTCAGCAGAAAATATGTTTAAATACTGTCAATTGTTCAAACAAAAGACAGAACAAATTTATAACGAGGGTTGGTATCAGATCGATGAAGCTGTTATGACAATGGTTCAAGTAGAAAATTTGGATATGTTCGACTTTTTCTTTGGTGATTATGAAGGTATAGTAAGTAATTATTTACGACCTGTTCATTCGATCGCACTGATCCAATTAGTTATGAATAAGTGTATAGCACTTAACAACCCTAACTGGCTGTATAAAATATTAGTGTTTATGGAGTCGTATTATTTAGATATGACGAAACAAAACGAAATAGATGAGAATTTAATAAATTATATAAATAATAGTATCGTTTGTAATTATTATTATAATAATGCCGAATTGAGACAAACACTTATCGATATAATCAATATTCTAATTGTTTCGGGAAATGAGGATATAAAGAGTTATATAAAAGAATGCCCAAATTTACAATATTACAAAAACAGGGATTTAATTTTGAATTTCTAATAAAACAACTCAATCAATATGTTTTTAAAATCGAATTGTCGTGGTCACATTTATAAACATCGAATAATTCTGTATGTTCTTTATATAACAGATACCAAATGTTCACTTCCCACATGATCGTATTTTCTTCACTCATGATCTTAAGGCATAAATCTTTATTCAAATTAGCAAACTCACACAATTTGTCTTTGTTTCCTCCAAAAACGGAGCCTGCAAAATACCATACTATGCGCTGATATATCTCACTGCTATAGTATGTATTTATGTCCCATACGGATGCAATTCTTACCTTATCATAGGAACGATTACCGAGATCTTCTATGATATCAATAAATTGTCGGTTCGTAATATCACGAAACATGTGTTTTATTCCAAAATCTATCCATATATAATCATCTGTGTCAAACAAGTTCATTTCTATGGCTTTTTTTACATATTCCGTTTTGTGTGACATGAGAAACATAAAATCGATTGTGTCTTTTAGAGGATTTTTTGTAAATAGGTTGAAATTTGTTAAAAGGTCAATATATTGATACAAATAGATTTCTTCTTTGCTTGTCTTTACGATTTTAGTGTATTCGTTTGATCGTTCTTTAAATTCGTCATATAAATCATCATCTACAAAAATTATCTTTGGTATCTTTGCGTATAATATCAAATTGCCGTTTTCTATATATTTATCGATACTGCGATCTGGACTTTTATTTATATTACTTATGAATGCCGAGACTAAGGTTGTTTTATGTGCCATTGATAAACACGTGTTTTTTATTTAATAACTTTATAATTCTTTATATATTTGATAAAAATAAAATATTAATAATATATAATGAATAGAATTAAAACCCCCTGCCGCTCAAGGACCCGCCGAAGGTGTTTGAAAGCATCGAGATCTTGTTTGTATGCTTCTGGAACTAAGAGGAGATTTTGCAGGAAACGCAAGAGCACTCGCAGAGTTCGTTAATATATTTTATTGAATAATTATAAAATATATTAAAAATAACAAACGATTATATTTATAATGGGATTGTCGAAGAATGTATGTTTTATTCACAGCACAAATATGGATACTACTGGAACAATTATTTTAGATATGATGATTACATATTTGAACGAACTAAAGTTTATCGATTCACTTGAATTTTTGGTAATCAATAACATTGGTCATCCATTAGATGAAGATAAATATACGAACATACATAAAAAAATTATTGTCATCAATTATTCGGAAGATATCAGTTTGTTTGAGAATGCAACAATGAAGCAGCTTGTAACATTTTCAAAAATTCATGATAACTATAATGTATTGTATATGCACACGAAAGGTGTTTCGTATAAGCAAGACCACTACTTTTATCAAGGGGTTTTATCGTGGATCAATTTTATGATGTATTGTCTGGTTGATCACTCAGATAAATGTGTAAAGTTGTTATCTAACTATGATACTGTTGGAACAAATGTTCGCGAACATGACACAAATCCATTGCACTACAGTGGTAATTTTTGGTGGGCAACAACATCTTATTTGCGGAAGTTACCAGTGACAATATTCAAAGACAAATATGATTGTGAATTTCAAACTCTTTCGAAAAATCCGAGATATTTCAATGTTTGGACATTGAATCAAATGTATCAGACGACATATCCGTTATCTGCATATGAATCAAATGTTATATCATCTTTTACTAATGGGCTTTCTATTCAGAATGAAACAAGGGTAAGTTTCTGTGGAATTGGTTCGTTTGGTTCGGGACTTTGCAACCAGATAAATTCTCTTGTCGCATCTATATACAAGTGTATTGTTCAAAATAATGATAATGCTATTAATAATTTGATCATTGTTAATGATTTTTCTCCTGACTACAAATCGCCAGATCGTATATCCTCTAATCTCATTTTTGATATTGAATCAATTAATAATTACTTGAAGAAATACAATATTTACATAATCGATAAGAATGACATTCATATGAGCATTGACTCTGTCAAGTATGGGACAGAAGATACCTTTATAGATTTGACCGATGCGGTAAAAGAGAAATTTTACATTGATAATATTCTAAAAATAGATCGAGATTTTCCAATGAATTCATTAAATGGTGATCCTATGCCAAATGTAAAAAAAATGCTAAAGGTAAAGTATTCACTGAATAATTTAAACTTTAACTTTACAGAAATATTCCAAGAGGGTGAGTTTGTCTATATCGATTATTCGAATGTGAATCATAAACGATGGAAAACGGTGAATACACTTTTCAGTGAATTGCAAGAGAATCGAGAGATCGTTGAGGAGGTCTTATCAAATATTCAATTTCACAAGACTTATGTTGATTATTCGCGTGACTTTATGCAATCATTGAATATACCACCAGATACAAAAATAAATGTCCTGCATATTAGAACAGAAGACGATGCAATCGAATTCTGGGGAGGGATAAATGGTTTTGGTGATCTAAACAACTTCAAATATGTATTGGAAGATAAATATATACAGATGATTGATAAATATATTGATCCTGATAGTTATAACATTGTGTTGTCTGCGAATGTTAATAACAGAGTCGTTGATCATCTGCAATGTAGAATGAATCGTACGCATATTTTTACCGACAAAACTGCCCACAATGGTCGTGAAATTAACGCAATGATCGATATGATAATTGCTCAGAATTGCAATAATATTTTTATTGGATGTGTAAATCCAGAGACATATCACGGTTCCACATACAGTGGGATGTTGTATAGTATATTTAAAAAGAAACCAATCAAAAATATACTAATAGATCTCGATAATATTCATCGTGATGAGTTTGTCATTTCAAATCCATAAATATGGTCCGTCCCCCTTTAATTGAACCTCCGATTTTTTGGGTTCAACAACAATATCGTGTCTCTTACCCATAACCAACCAATGGAACTTTCCATTTGATCCATAAACAGTAAATTTGTTATTTTCTACTTCAGAGAAATTGTATGCTTTTACTCTGACGCCATCATATACAGCTGTAATTTGGACAGTGAAGTCTCTGGCTAAATCAGTCACATAATCCGGTAATGTGATTACAGTATTTTCGTTATTTGTAACCTCGCCAACGCCGCGGTAATAAACACCTGCCTCCGGACCCTCCAAGCAAACATGAACCAAATATTTGCTCTCATCTGTTGGATGGTCAATGATAAACGACTTCGATGGACCTGTGGGCCCCATACAATTTTTTCCGGTAGGACCTGTCATTCCCTTTTCTCCAGTAACACCGGGCGGTCCAATTGCGCCGGGCCCGGTAGGACCTTGAATCCCGGTGGGGCCTTGATCGCGGTTATTGCAACATTTTGAGTTACCTAAATAATTTCTAGAAGACATAATATATTATAATATATCGTAATATAATATATACAGATCTTTTTGAGACCATAATTTTCACTCTTTGGTCGGTGTAATTTGTTTTCCGTTAATATAGATCTTTTCGATATCTTTGTAACATGTATAATAAAACCCAAATAAATTAATCTCCTTATTACTTGAATAGTTCAAGTAATTTCTATTTGTAGAACATGACAAAATGCCAATCTTTAATTGTTTTTCCTTCAGCGGTTGTAGATTTTTCTGTTGTCTATAAATGTTTATACCATTCTGTAGATATGGAAATATTTCATTATCTAAACCTTCGTGGTCATCTGATATATAGTCACGCACATATTTTCCATAATAAACTTTGGGGTTTGCTCCGATACGATACAAAAAAGTAACCACTGGCATTATTTGGTGTATATTGTTATATTATTTATATTGTTTTTTCAATATAACGTTGTTGTTTATTCTTCTTTACTCCACAAATACGGGCCATCACCCGAGACAATTAGATCATTCTTTAAAGGTTCAACCACGATATCGTGGCGTTTTCCCATAACAGACCAATGAAATTTCCCATTTTTACCATATACTTCAAACTGATTATTCTCTACCTCCGAAAAGTTATATGTTCGGATAACTCCGTCATACACAGCACCAACATGAATCGTCCAACTGTATGCTAAACTGACAACATATTCTGGCAAATGTATCGTTACGCTAGAGCCGTTGGTTATCTCACCATGACCTCGGTAATAAACCCCAGTTTCTGGTCCTTCCAAACAACTATGAATTAATAATTTATTAGTATCAGACGGATGTTCAATTATAAAGTTTTTTCCCGTTGGTCCAGTATCCCCTTTCTTGCTTTGTCCGGTTGGTCCATGTGTTCCCGTTGGTCCTGTGACACCTGTTATCCCTTCACCAACTGCACCGGTTGATCCTTCGGGACCTCTGCTTGTTAAACTACAACATTCACCTTTACTAAAATATTCTGCATAATTTTTGGAATAACCTGACATACTATATTATATTGCAATATAATCTCAGCCAACTTCGAACCCTACACCTTACTTACTTATTTACTTACTTGTGGGTTTGTTTTTACATTGCTAAACAAGTTTTCATAAAACTTATGTAGAAGGGAGCTGTGCAAGGCACAACTTGATGCTACCGAGGCTGGCTACATCATATTTTACAACAAGAGGCAGATCATTCTCCAAATAAACCTCAATCTGTGAGCATAGGTTCGTACATTTAATGAAGTAACCGAGATTCTTCAACGAAAATTCACCTTGGATAACCTTTGTCGAATCCTGCTTCAATACAAACCCCATGCTGCCATCTGACTCTGCTCTGTGAATCTCAGCAGATGCAAACTGCCCAGAGCACTTGAAAATGAGCTCATTTCCAACAGACTTTATCTCAAGCTTGTCAGATATGCAGGACAAATCGCGAATAATCTTCTGGAAGTCGGCGGAAGGCAAATTGATTATAGAAGAGAACTTCACATCCGGATACACTAGCTCCTCCTGCTCAGGTTCTATCAAACGCAGCTTCTGAGTCTTGCACTGTTTAATCTCACCGTTCTCAAACTTTAGGGCCAAATGAGAAACGACTCCGTCATTATAATCCGAATTTTCAATGTAAATTGTAAGCGTATCATCATTATCAATCGAATTAATCAGCTTGAACAAATGAAACATATTGACACCAATGATGATCTTCTCCTTGGTGCATTCATAGAACTCAAAGTTGGGGGCTGCTAAGAACAGGTGAGCAAGGATGGTGTGCGACTTGTCCATGTTAATGATTCGAATACCATCCGGCTGGAATGAAATATTGGTTTCTAGCAGAATATCCTTTAGAGCAGTCATGAGAGTCCTAAATGGTGCAATTTGAACAGTCTTAATAGTTAGCACATTACCAGTAGTTGAAGAGTGCGTTGTTTTTTCGTTAAAATTAGACATTGTATATAGTTTGGGTCCTTAATCTTTAAATACTTACGCGTTTTATTATATTACATGCGGCAATAAGCCATAAAAATTATTTAACTGGCAATGAACTACATTATCATGTTGTAACAATATTTGGTTGCAATGCATTGCATTTGAAAAAACTGCTGGAGCAGAAAACCCTAAAAATGACATTTTGCATGAATTTAGAATAATCAATAGCTCATCGATTGTTGTTACTACATGTAGATCAATGATTACCATATCAACATTCTTCTTGAAAAACTCATAATCGGATTTATCGAAACATACAAAGACAATTCGGTTGCTAGAGTAGTCTTTCTTTAGAATGTTTGTTAGAATATTTATAGTCCGTTCATTTGGAAACCCATATTGTGTTGAGTTAATGACTATAGTATTGGACCAAGCATCGTCATATTTTACATTGCTTATCCATTTATGCAATCCCCACTTAACTCCATAGTGGTATTTATAGACATCCACCCAACTTAAGTTGCGATTATTTACTGTATAATAGACAATTTCTCTCCAATTCGTCAGATCAATTTTATACTGATCTCCATCATTGTATTTCAAATATTTAGAAATATATCGTTGTTGATGGATTATATTATAAGTGTCGTTGTATGCTTTATCGAGACCATGACGAAATGGTTCTCCATCGTTACTTAAATACAATATGCCTTTTCGACCGGTTTCATAGAATTTCTCGTTGATTACAGAGAGAGAGTTGAAGAAATCACCCAGAAGCCCACCAGCCTTGTATTTAATCGGTTCAAACTCGTATATATCCCTTGTTACATCTTCGCCCAGAAAATACTCTGATAAAATTATGCATTTAACAGAAGAAGTGTCCGACGAGAACACGATGTTTGGATTGATAAACAGTTGCGAAATTGGCTTTTTAAACTTTATGTCAAATAAGACTACATCATATTCTAGTAACAAGTAGTTAATTTCTGATATTTTATCATAAATTTCTTCTTGAGAATCAATTAATATAAAGCATGATGATGTTGCATAACTCTTTTGCTCTTTTATCTTTGAATCGGTCAATAGATTGAAAGAATTCTTCACTCGAAAACGCTTTTGGTTATTTTCGAATATTTGATTTGATAACTCTGAAAAATCCAATAACGACCGATAATCTCTCTTTTCAATTGTCATTGATTTAATTTTATCAGTATCTAACCAAATGACTTCATTTATATGAACTAGCATACGAAACAAAAATGGAAATTTATCAATTATGGGCTTGTATTCGAACAACGATTCGACTTCTTTTGCAACTTCCTTCAATTTTTCAACCGATGTTATATATTTCTGTTTCAAAAGTAATATACTGTACTTGTCGATTGCTTCGCCAGTTGAAACAACGATTGTTTTGTTATTGTTTTTATTTGTAATTGTTGTTTCAATAAACAACCGTTTCCTAAGTTCGGTTAGATCGACAATTGAATTTTCCTCAAATACAAGAGTATCTGACAGATTCAAGTTGATGTATAGTTTTTTAGCAACAACGCCATACATAGTATCTCCACCAAATGTTTGATTATTCACTGTCACATTCGCATCACTACCTTGTAACAACCGTTTCATGCTCATGGTAACATTTCCATTCAGATTATCAGAATGATTGAATACATGATAGTAACAACTGTATGTTTGATCATTTATATTATTGTGTAACTTAGTTTTCACTTGATCATGCGCGATATCAACTATGTAATTGAATTTGCGAATCATGTTCGAAGTACTGTATTCATCCAAAAATTTATTTACAAGAGGAATTGATTTGTCATAACACTCGACAATGCTTGTTTTGTAGAGACAAATACTATCATCATATATATTTCGAAACATATAGCTGTCAGATATACCTATTGGCTTACGCGCTGAAATAGCATAATCAATTGCACTTGATATAGATCTACCATGCATTTCATCATACATGAAGAGATTCATTGCGTTTGTATTCAAAAAATACAAAATATCTTCGTTTGTAAAAAACAAATGAGTTATCATCAATCGAACACCACTTTTGATATTTTTACTTATACACAATCGTTCAATTTCACTTATATGGTAACTAGCATTGTCATCAAAATCCGCGAGTGGAATAACTAACTTTATTATGGCCCTTTCATAATGAGTATTTATTAATTCGACTATTTTATCAAACCCCTTATTTAAAAATCCGAACCCAAAGCTCCCAAAAGTGGGGATATTGGGTTCGCTATAATTAATAAAGTTCGATATTTCATTTGTCGAACATACATGAGTTCGTAATATACTTTCTATATTATCATATATTGGTCTAGGTAAATTAAATGTATGTTCATTTTCAACACCATTTGGATTTATGTCACAAATAATATCAAACAGATCTCCATTTGTTTCATGAGGAATACCAATATTTATTACTCTTTTACAGATATTAGAATTGTTAAGCCAGCTCATTGTCGCACCGTGATAATTGTATATTATAATTTCACCATCGTAGTGATCAATGCATTTATAATATTCGTGTATGTTTTCAATTTCAGTATATTGAAAACAATATTTATTTGATTGTTTGACTATATCAAACAATCGAACACCGTATTGATAAACACCACATTGTTTCTTTTTATGATTCAAAAACAAAATATTACTGTTTGTCATAATTTATTAAATATTATAAGTTTATTTTTATATTCTAATTAACGAGTATTTTCAATATCATTCAATATTTGATCAATCGAATACTTAGGAATCCATCCTAACTGCATTAACTTTTCAGGTGTGCCGTTTATATCAATAGGTGCATTGTCTAAACCACTTGTAGATTCCTTTAGTATCACAACAACATCCCCAGTCCTATCATCACAAAGTGTATTTTCCGAAGTCTTGGTGAGGTGTATATCCTGATTTTTATATAACTTTACGACCAGATCGTATATCTTGGCATTCTCGGTATTGCATATCAAGTAATTGTCACCAACCGGTTGATCAATAATACACATGATCGCCGTCGCGACATCGCGTGCGTGAATTATGTTTCGCATCGAATCTAAAGAACCCAATAGTAGCGGTTGATTCGTTTCCTTCCATAGCCTCGAATGCTCAGCAACCTTATTCAATAAAAACGCATTGCTTTTCTTAGGGGATTCTGCCGTAAAAATAACTCCATTTGACAGTTTCAACCCGTGAGTAGTTCGGTAAAAATCGACCATTTTGTGTCCCATCGTCTTCGCAATTGAGTATGGGTGCAGATGACGCATATTGTCATCATTTTCAGTAACATTATATCTAACATGCCCCTTGTAAATTTCACTGCTTGAAGCATTGAACAAGCAACAGTTTGATAGTTTATTCCTATGAATGATATCGCACAAATGCACAGTCACGAGGCCATTCGTATATAATGTCTCGATTGGGTTCTCAAATGCATATTGGGAGCTGGAAATTCCTGCCAAATGTACAATCTTGTCAGGGCGAATCGTCATCACTAATTGCTCAAGCTTTGCGCTGTCGAGAACATCAAATGCAGACCGCGTCATTTTGCAGATATTCTTATTCGTTTGAGTATGTCCGATCCCATACAATGAATACTCCTTGATTGCTTCATCGATCAGGTATCCTGCGATCATTCCATCACAACCAGTTATTAGCAACTTCGGTTTCAAACCGTAGATCTCAAATTTGGGAAACGGGAAGACCAGCTGACCACCGTTCGATAAGTACTCGTGCTCTCGGTTGATAATTTCATCGCGGAAATGCCATGGTAATACTAGTAGAAACTCCGGAGGAGATTCGCGCATAGTTTCCTCGCTGATAATCTCAATGCCGGTGCTCGTCATCTTCCCAACTTTGTTTGGATTGCGTTCAACTGCGTATTTGATTTTATGAGAATCGATATTCGCATATTGAAGCAAACAATTACCCTTTGTGGAAGCACCGTAAATATACATCTTCTTGTTGTCGTTATTTACAATGTCGATAAAATTGGACAGACGCCCGACTTCCGCATCACAATTATTGATAAAGTTTCTATAAAATTTCGGTTCTTTCACACCAAGGACACTCTCCTTTTCTAAGATCGGAGAAACTATATCAGACTCCAATCGGTCGGAAGTTTGCTTTACAAAATACAGCCGAAAACTTCCGCCATTACATTGGTTGAACTTAATGTCGATGATCTTGAATCCAGCCATATCGGCAATCCGTTTGACTGCTGTGAGAGAATAATACTCCAAATGCTCGTGACAAATAGTGTCAATGCTATTAGTTTCCAGCATTGTCAAAAGATAGCTCTGCTCACATGTCCAAATGCCATCGTCTGCCAATACGCCGTGAATGTCCTTTGCAAACTGAACTGGATCAGGAAGATCATAAAACATAGATATCGACGATACGACCTTGCAACGAAGATGTTCGCCATAAACACTAATTACATTCTCTCGAGTAAAATAGTTTGGAATCAGTTCAACATCGCCGTATAAGTGTTTAAACTGGTTCCCAGTAGGATCAACCCCAATCCTCTGTAGGCTCGGATCATAGTACTGTAACATTGTCGAGTCATTGCTCCCAATATCAATGACGACATCGCACGGATTGAGAACAACCTTCGTCAAAATTTCTTCGTGATATAATCGCAAATGTTCTCTCATTGTGTGATTCATGCCAGAGCGATATCCATATTCATGTTCATACAACTCGGAACAATTCGCTCCATGTTTCAATTGAACCAGACTACATTCCTTGCACAAAGACAAGACAATTGGAGTTTTGGGAGTAGAGTAATCACAGTATAACGGAAATCGGGAAGTGATTACTTGTTCGCCCAAATCAACGATATCAAATAATTCTGGGTTATTGCATATCCTGCACATTCTACATAATTCGAATGACATTTTATTCGCGTGTATTTTTGTATTTAAGTTTTTATTTAATTATGTTATTATTCAATATAGTTATAATGTATCTTAACAAATATATTAAAAGCAAATACTTACCTAGAATAAATGTCAGATGAACAATGTCAAAAAATACTCAAAAGTCTATTTGAAAAGTACGATAATAATGAATATATGATTCAACGGTTGGTAAATCATGTAACCACGTTACCAAACACACTTGAGACCGATCTGATTAATTACGAGAAGCGCCTGTTCCGCCAAAATTTCTTGTCCAATGAACAACAATCGTTCATTCAGGTATTCTTGAGCAAGAATCGATATTTTTATATGAATAACAATTGTTTTTATGAATATGACGGTAAGCATTACATGATTGTAAAAGAGGACGATATAATTCACAATTTGTTGTCAAGTATTTCCAAAGACCGAACTTTATTAGAGTGGAAATACAAGACGAAAATCAGTGTCATTAAACTAATCCGCGAGCGCAGTTTGTTCAGTTCCATTCCTGAGTCTTACACAATTCAGTCAGTTCTTGGTCAATTGTTCCCCCAATTCTTCCAGAGCAAAAATCAAGCAAAACATTTTCTCACAATTATTGGGGATAATATATTAGCAAAAAATGACGATAACATAATTTTCTTAATTAGTCAGCATATGAAGCATATGTTGCTAGAGCTCGATAATATTGCGTATGCATCCATCGGGCATGCGACAATAACTCCCAACTTTGTGACAAAATATCACGAGAATCACTCCTATGCAAAATGTCGCCTGATCAAAATGAATAATAATTGTTCGTTTGATGTTTGGAAAAACATTGTTCGCAACAACGGTCTAGATTTATTCTGTGTTGCTGTCCATTATTCAAACAGATATGGTGATTCAGACAAATTTATGGAGAATAATTCAGATGACGAATTGAAAAATTATGTGTATTATTTGAAAAATATGACGCAGACAGAGATTGTTGCACAGTTTTGTTCCAAATACATTGATGAAGTCCAAGATGTAAAAATCGGCTGGAAAGATCTGCATTTCGTTTGGAAGCAGTTTCTCTCGAGCCTCTCTGTACAGAATATGATTTATTCAAATACATTGAAAGCTCTGTTCAAGGAGAAGTACAAATACGATGAGAATTGTGATTCGTTTGTCAATATCACAAGCCGGCATTTACCACTCCATAGCGATTTCATTCGATTTTGGACCACAACAATTAATACCGACACGACAAGTGAAAATATATTAGAGTTGGAGGTAGATGAACTATGCTCACTGTTCAAATCGTGGGCCAAACAGAGTGCAACAACAACAACAACAAATGGCAATATAAGCGAAGACAATGTTATCAAGATTCTAAAGCATTTCTTTCCATCAGTAGAAATAATGGAACATAAATATGTATTAAATGTCGCTTGTATTTTATGGGATAAGAACAAAGACATTGTGAGATCATTTGAATACATAAAGGAAGAGATCAAAGCGGGTGCCCTGACATTAATATCGTTTGACGATGCATACAATTATTACAGTAAATATTGCAATACACAGTCACACAAATTTGTTGTGAATAAGCGGTATTTTGAGAAGTACATCTGTTTCAACTTATCGAATCATATCGTTTATGAAAAATTCATCGAAACAGATTGGATCTTGAAAAACTAAAGGAGGTTTGAACAATTATTTTTTACAATGTAAAAAATAATCAAATTATATTTGCAGGTTTTAAATCAGCGGGGCACCACCACGCTTTCCGCGACGCTTCTTCGTGCCAATCTTAACAAACCCGAACTTCCCCTTCTTGGTTCCAAAACCAGCATTGATTAGACGCTTCTCCTTCTTGGCAGTCGCGTGCTTCTTCGCGGAAACGATGCGTCCCGCCTTGTTCTGGAAGAGATGAGTCTTCGTGAGACCACCCGTCGTCTTGTACGCAGTTCCGTGCCACACTTGGGCACGAGTTCCTATTAAAATTTCGTGTGTTTTGCCGTGAATAACAAACCTATCTTGAGCATCTTTCGTATAACGAGTCATTATAAAGTTATTGGAGAAAATATATTTTTTCAACAACGAAACGATGGCTTTCCAACGCGGAAATTGGAGGGAGGACGACCACCGCCTCCATACTGTCCTTCTGTGCGCCCTAAATAATTAATCGTTGGTGTTTCTGCTAAAGAATACATTCCATACTGAATACTTCCTCCAACAGTGGCTTGTATTTTATTTGAAATACGCATTTTATTCGATATGTTGGATGCATTCGCTTGCGGCAAATTTTTATTATAAGTATCATAACCACATACGCATGTTTTATCTGTTCCAGAATTTCGAATTACACTGTTTGTATCAGACGATCGACCTGGCATAAAGTGTCTATACGAATACATTTATAATACAAATATATAATAACATTTTTATTTTATCCTCAGCTGAAAAATAGACGATCGATTGAAAGTTTTTTGATAAAAATCAACATAAATACATATTCTAGGATACAATAATGTCGCCGTCGTTTAATTTAAAGTTGGCAAAAAACAATCAAGTTGGATTCTGTAATCAACTATATTCAACAATTGGCACTTGCATATATGCTTACGAAAATAGCATCAACACCATTTATTTGTCTCAATTCTTAAAGGAGATTGGTTCCAATGACTATTGCAATGTGAGCGAGATTTACGATCTGTCGGCAACAAATAAGTTTTTAACCAAATATGGTCTTACACTCGTTGATGGGTTCGATGTAGATCTAAAAATCGTCAATATTTTGTATGGAACAGACATGTATAGTCTCGATATTACATCGAATTTTTGTGTAGTTTCGAATAAACTTATTATTTACTCGGATAACAAACTGAATTTTTTCAAAGGAGACCCGAAAAAGCATTTCAAAAATGCGCTCGGTGTAGAATTGCAAGGACAGTTGAAGTTGCGAGTAAATTATATGATTAATAGCACATTTTATTTTAAAGAATGTAGTGTTGTTGATGGAAGGTTGGAAACAAATTTGGTGATTGACCCTTCCAACTTGGCATACGAAGAAACTCGAAGATTTAAAAACGATGATAGTCCAATGTTTCGCGACATTTTGCGAAATTTTGTTTTCAATCCGACAATTGTAACCAAGGCAGAAAAATATATTGATTCCAGCACTATCAGGCATTACATTGATACGAAGAAGAAAATCAATGTGTTTCATTTGCGATTGGAAGACGATGCGATCCGGGCGTGGGGTAATGAAGTCGGGATGAACGACTTTCGGCAATACAAAAATATTCTAGAAGATAAATACATCAATATTATTACTCAATTTGTTACAAAGGATTCGCTTACAATTTTCTTGGCGAGTGATTACAACAATCGAGTGATCAAGTATATGAAAGAAAATGGATATAATTATCTGACAACACCGAAGCTTGAAAATGCGAGAGATGTTTCTGCGATTGTGGATATGCACATTGGCGCGGTTTGCTCGGGAATATGTGTCGGCGTTTGGGAGTCATCATACAGTTACACCTTATTTGACCGCGTCAAGGATAAGTCGATGGTGAAGTTCATTATCTTGTATTATACGAATCTGCAGCATAACGGATCGTTTTTAGAACGATAAACATAAGAGAAACCTAGGGTTCCCATCGAAGCCCTCCTTTCATCTAGCTTCTTTGAAAAAAAATGAATATATAGTAAAATTTTATAAATGACAACCAAGATCTGTTTATGCATCTTTACACCTTTGAAGATTTAAATCCGCACAAAAATATTCTTTCCCTATTATATATTTGTATGAAGCGTTTGTATCATTTGTCATACGAAAATCAAATATAGTTTTTGAAAATTGTATTTTTAGGTAACAAACATGTTTTTATTGTATATTAAATTGTTATTTATTTAGGAATAACAATTTAAATATTCTTCTCCTACAATATATGAAACAATCGTCTCGGCGGATGAAAATGAAAAGCAAACGAAAGCGAAAGACACGGAAACGCGGAGGGATGCGGAAATTCTCGTTTTACAATAGTCGCACATTGCCGCGAGCAATAACCGATAATGTAAAACGACATGGTTTAGGTGAAACACCAACAACAAATAAAAGAGATGTTAAAACCGAAGAAGATTGTGCGATTTGTGGATTGAGTTTGATGGAGGGTGACAACCCAATTGTCAAAACGACTTGCGGGCATTATTTCCACAATGATTGTTTGGCACAATGGTTCAATACGCGACATTATACTTGTCCAATTTGCAGACACCACTTCACGAAAAAAGAAAGAGATTATGATTTTGATTCGAGAACTCACACGACGATAATGGTACCAGATCATAATGTGAAGAAAGTATTTGATGAATCATCTAAATTGCGACATTTGTCAGAAGAACAAATTGATTCGATTGCGAATCAATATCCACCAAGCAAAGTTGAATATATTAAGGATCATTTGCGTCGTATGATATATGATAAAAATTATAGAAGCCCATTTGATGGCACATCTTTAGATAATTTATACCAACAAGCAAGTCATAAAGTTAGCTATTGGTATAAAGATGGCGGTCGTATCGATGATGACATATAGACCATTGAAATCTTCAACGGGCATCACTTTGAAAGAATAAAACCGCGTGTGTCCGGTTTTAATTCTTCAAATGTGTAATATGAATTTCAGAATTCGCCATGTTTGAAGCAAAGAACTCGTTGTGCGAAATGTTGCAAATGCGTCTGACAAATCCGTCGGCGTCGTAGTAATCTTTGTGTTATTCACTAAATGTGAGCACACCGTATTTCGCTTCCAATTCTTCAAATGTCAATGCGATATCTCCATAATCATAATCATAATTATCAGGCGGCGCGTCGTCATCGTCGTCATAATATGATTCTTTTTCTTTATCCACCACAGACGAGAACAACTTCAACTCATTCTGGTAGTCGTCTTCCCCACATGCTGCTACTTTATCAAACATTTTATTATCACTTTCTTGCGCATCATTTTGATTTGCCGCGCCCTGCTGTATGACGACAATCGTTTCCTCCATTCTCTCTTCCATAGTGTATTGTTGTTTCATTTGAATGATTTAATTATTTAATTATTTATCGTAAATACTTATTTGAATATCCATCTCAATTTTTTTCACAGTATTTTTCTACAATAACCTTCTCAAATATGAAAAATAAAAATTGATTTTAATTATTGTATTAAATACAATTCAATAATTATAATATCATGAGCAACGATGACAAACTCACGGATAAGGAGCTCGCTGACAAGTACCAACAGAGGACACCTATAGAGCATGTGTTGCTTAATCCCGGTATGTACATCGGCTCCACAGAGATTGTTAATTCGCGCATGCATATATTTGACGATGAAACCAATACGATTGTTGAAAAGGATATTTCCTACAACCCTGGGTTTTACAAGATTTGTGACGAAATACTTGTCAATGCGACGGACCAGAAAACAAGGTTGGAAAATACAGATACAAAGGTGACTCGGATTGAAGTAACGGTCAATCAACAAGATGGGTCAATTGAGGTGACAAACGATGGACCTGGAATCGATGTGGCACAGCATCCGGAAACTAAGGAGTGGATCCCAAAAATGATTTTCGCAGATTTGCGTACATCCACCAACTTCAAAAAGGATGAGAAACGGATTGTTGGAGGAATGAACGGTCTCGGCGCCAAACTGGCATTCATAATGTCATCGAACGCATCTATACGAACTGTCGATCATGTTCGCGGACTCGAATATTATCAAGAGTTCTCTGATAATTTGAGCATCATCAAAGAGCCGATTATTAAAAAGTCCAAGTCTAAGCCTTACACAACTGTGATAATCAAACCCGAATACAAGCGCTTCGGGTTGAACGGTTTGACCAATGATATTATGGCTCTATTGAAGCGTCGCACATACGATATGGCGGCGATTGTTGGAAACAGTGTAAAGGTAAAGTATAACGGAGAGTTAATCCCCGCTAAAAATTTTCAGCAGTATATTGACATGTATATTGGAGACAAGGCGACGGCGCCTCGTGTTTATGAGGAAGGAGGCACGCGATGGGAATACGCTGTCGGATTGACGCCGAATGCGGAATTTTCCCAAGTGTCGTTTGTGAATGGTATCCACACCGCCAAGGGCGGCAAGCATGTCGAATATATTTTGAACCAGATCACAAAGAAGATGGTAGAATACATTGAGAAGAAGAAGAAGATCACAGTTACACCAAACAGTATCAAGGAGCAACTGATTATGTTCTTGCGATGCGATATTGAGAACCCAGCGTTTGACAGTCAGACAAAGGACTACATGAACTCCCCCGTTGCCAAGTTCGGATCCAAGTGCGATGTATCAGACAAGTTTGTGGAGAAGCTCGCCAAGATGGGGGTCATGGATGCCGCTTGTGCCATCACAGAAGTCAAAGAGAACAAAGCTGCCAAGAAGACGGACGGCACAAAGTCCAAGAATATTCGCGGCATCCCGAAACTGACAGACGCGAACTGGGCAGGCACTGAAAAGTCCAAGGAATGTATCCTCTTGTTGTGCGAGGGAGATTCTGCCAAGTCGGGTATCATTTCAGGATTGTCGTCAGATGACCGTAATATGATTGGGGTCTATCCTATGAAGGGGAAAACAATGAATGTCCTTGGAGAGAGTACATCAAAGATTGCAGCAAACAAGGAAATCACCGAAATCAAGAAGATTATGGGGTTGGTAACTGGTAAGCAATATACATGTTCCGATGATTTGCGATATGGGAAAATACTCTTCATGACCGACCAGGATTTAGATGGCAGTCACATAAAAGGATTGTGCATCAACTTGTTCCAAACGGAATGGCCTTCTCTAGCAAAGATTCCTGGTTTCATTGGATTCATGAACACCCCCATATTGAAGGCTAAGAAGGGGAATTTTGAGATGGAGTTTTACAATGAGGGTGAGTATGAGGAGTGGAAGGCGGAAAATGATACCAAGGGATGGATCATCAAGTATTACAAGGGTTTGGGAACGAGCACTGGGAAGGAGTTTCGCGAATACTTTGCAAAGAAGAAGATTGTGGGATTTGATCACAGTGGCAAACTTTGCGACGATTCGATCAATATGGTGTTCAACAAGGACCGTGCAGATGACCGCAAAGCGTGGTTGGAGGATTACGACAGGGAAAGGTTTTTGGACACCAATAGAACCGCTGTATCGTATGAGGAGTTTATCAACAATGAACTGATCCACTTCTCCAAGTATGATTGCGATCGTAGTATTCCGAACTTAATGGATGGACAGAAAACTAGTTTGCGAAAGATTCTATTTGCTGCATTCAAGAAGGGGCTCACCAGTGAAATCAAGGTCGCACAGTTTTCGGGGTATGTCTCGGAACATTCATGCTACCACCACGGCGAAGCATCTCTCAACGGCGCAATTGTTGGAATGGCGCAGAATTTCGTCGGGTCCAACAATATCAATCTGTTGATTCCCTCAGGACAATTTGGTACTAGGCTGAGAGGGGGCGACGACAGTGCGTCCGAGAGGTATATCTTCACTGCGCTGAACAAAATCACAAGGACCATTTTCCCAGCAATGGATGACAATGTTCTAAAATATTTGGACGATGATGGCACATTGGTGGAACCGCAGTTCTATGCACCGATTATCCCGATGGTTCTCGTGAATGGTTCCAAGGGAATTGGCACTGGATTCAGTACGAACATTATGTGCTACAATCCGCTGGATATCATTGATTATTTGAAGGTGAAGTTGTTAAACAAGGGGCTCGTCTTGGAGAACGATTTCGTTCCATACTATGAGGGTTTCCAAGGCACGATTGAGAAGATCGCAGATAAGAAGTTTGTCATCAAGGGCAAGTATCAGATTTTGGGTAATGACAAGATTCGCGTCACTGAATTGCCTGTTGGATATTGGACTGATGATTTCAAGGAGCTTCTGGAGCACTTAATTGATCCTGGTCAGGACAAGGCAGGAAAGAAGATCCCGCCAACCGTGAAGGATTATGAGGATATGAGTAAGGACACCAATGTTGATTTCACTATCCAGTTCGTAAAGGGCAAGATGGAGGAACTGGAAAATTCCGGAATTGAGAAAGTGTTGAAGCTCGCCACGACTTGCACGACTACCAATATGCACTTGTTCGACGCAAATGACAAGTTGAAGAAATATGATACCGTAGAGACGATTATTGACGACTACTTTGTAACACGCATTGCGCTCTATGGAAAGCGTAAGGAGTTTATGATCAATGCTCTAGAGAGACAGCTGAAGTTGCTCTCCAACAAGGCCAAATACATCCAGGAAAATTTGGATGGCACAATTGACTTGCGTAAGAAGAACAAAGAGGAGATCAACAAGATATTGGCTGGATACGATGTCATTGATGATGACAGCGATTACAAGTATTTAATCAAGATGACGATGGACAGCGTGACCGAAGAGAATGTCGCAAAGTTGTTTGCAGAGCGTTCGCAGAAGCAAATGGAGTTGGACACAGTCAATGCCACGACGGACAGACAAATGTGGTCATCGGAGCTCGATAAGCTGCGTAACGAGTACCTCTTATACAAGGAGGAACGGCAGAGGCTCATGGGTGGCACCGACAAGGAAAAAGAAAAACTCAAGAAGAAGGTTGTATTGAAAAAGAAGTAAAATAAAATTATTCACTCTGTAATAAAATATTATGTAAATATATATAAACACATGTCATCGTGTTGTAATCATTCAAAAAGGGCAAAAACTTGTAAAAGAGTTAGTGACGGTAAATTTTTTAATCTGCCTCGTAGATTTACGAGAAAAGATTGTGCAGTTGTGAGAGGTTTCACTATGCGTTCCTCTTGCGCGCCATACATTGGGTGCAATCAGAAAGGCGGTAAAAACCGAAAACAAGCAGTATCTTTATTGAACAGCAGCGGAATAAAAGGAACTGTAATATTTACAGAAATGCCACGAAACTTGAAGATAGAGTATGAGATTTATGGGTTGGAAGATGGAAAGCATGGTTTTCATATTCATGAATACGGAGACATGACGGAAGGTTGTAAAAGTGCTTGTGCTCATTTCAATCCATTTGGAAAACAACACGGTGGCCCCAATTCGAAAGAACGACACGCGGGAGATTTAGGTAATGTAATTTCGAAAGACGGTGAAGCAAAAGGGGTTATGTATGACAAAGTTCTGTCGGTTGATTTCAAAAATCCAGCATGCATAGTCGGAAGAATGGTGATACTTCATAAAGACGAAGATGATCTGGGGTTGGGTGGAAATGAAGACTCTCTAAAAACCGGTAATGCCGGAGAGCGTATTGCGTGTGGCGTGATTGGTTTAAAAAGTACGGCCTGTTAGTTGATTTGTAGAGAGAAAATATGATGAACAAGGAATCAGTCAATCTGTGGAATATAGTCATCCTAATTGTCGGAAATAAGCTGAATTCTCGGATAATAATGACCCATCTCAGATTCTATGCATTTTACATCATATATTTTATCAACATATGTATAACATTTTTCTTTTGCACGAGCAATGCTATACTTAAAATCAGGATTTGGTATCATTTGACGATATAGAAGCCCTGGTAATGGAACATCGCTGCCGACAAAAACATCTTGTTTATATTCATTCACATCGCATGGTATTACATATGATTCAACGGTTGGTCTCGGTGCCATCGTCGATTCAATATTCATACTCGCGTACCGAAGATCGTATGTTTCATTTATCCAAGGTCTCGGTTCATCGGCAGTATAACCAACAGAACACATGATTTGCGGCATTTTAATATGAATCTTATAACGTGTGTTTGGTTTGATACAAGCAATCATATAATTTGCATCCGAGTTTGCGAGAGAACCTTCGGGAATAATCATAAATGTGAATTGCTCGTTGATATTGCAAATTGTTCCGGTATGAGGATTTATTTTATTCGACAAATTGGAATAGATGTTGTCTTTCTCTCTATACTCAATTTCGCATAACGGAAATTCTATATCATTTATGTAAGATATTGGTGGTAACCCAGCCCAATAATACAACGCGTCATTATTGTATTTTGTATATGATCCAAGAAAGGAGTTGTATATACGAAACAGTGCAAAGTAATCATTTTCTGGTTCTAGAACCATTGTTTTGGAATACGGCGCTTTCAAATCCATCACTTGAGATGCATTGCCCATAATATCAACATCAATCCAGTGATAGCTAGGCGTGACTAAATCGTTGCTGTTGTAAATTTGAATTGAAAAATAACTCGCATCGGGATGGGTGGATATCAGGCTTGCTTCAAGGTTCGTCGAATGGCTTACACTCGCCAAATGGCTCGCAACAGTGAAATTGGATGTTTTGTGAGGTATAACAAAACCAAAATATACAGCATTCTTGTCAGGATATACTATGTTGAAGTGATTGTATTCTTTATCAAATCGGTATCCCCAGCTACATTTGGTTGATCCAGATACACGAAACAATAACATCATCATAAATAATAATTTACTGAACATTTACAATAACAAATTATTATTTAAATTACAAAGAAAATATTGTTTAGAACCACGGTTTTAATTGAAGCTGACGATCACTATTGTTAGCCATAACAGGATGAGGAATTGGATCCACCAATGTGCTGATATCGCTCATATATTTCACATAACCCTGAGCCTCGCTATAAACCTGTTGGATACAGTAATTCAGCACAATTTTATTCAAATCCGAAATTTGCTGAGGAATGTTGTCTGGAAGGTTGGCTGAGTTCTGCAAAAAAACGCTTCGCATGACAATCTGCAGCGAGTCACAATCTTGGGGTCCAACCAAATACTGTTGGTTCGACTTCTTATATACTCCAGATCGAATCCCATTTTGAAGAATTTGGATGTTCTGTTGAGAGAAAAAACCGATCGAGAGTGCGGAATCATCCCACAAACCTTCGGTCGGATTCCTAAATGTTGCGCATTGATTTGCAGGTATTTTATCATACATATTGAACAAATATGATGTATCCGGACCTTGAATATTTACACGCCCGTTGTAGTTTGTTTTTGTATAATTCGCTTGGTTCGTATTCATTTATTATAACCAAATAGAAAAATTATATTGATTTATTCTATATAAGAATGGAGTTTCGAGCAATTGTTGTGTTAGTAGCACTGATCGTATTGATAGTTATATTGTCCGTTATCGGTTATGCATTAAGTAAGAGTAAAGATGTGAATTGGCCACCCATTGTCCCAACATGCCCCGATTACTGGGAAGTTGATGGGTCCGGCAATTGTATAAATAGCCAGAGTTTAGGAACATGCAAAAAACCTCAAGATAACAATATTAATTTTACAACGGATAATTATATTGGCGTGAATGGTGCATGCAACAAATATAAGTGGGCTACTGGTTGCGGAGTTACCTGGGATGGAGTCACATATGGAGCAGCGAACCCATGCGATACTGTTGTTTAATTACACCTTTGAAGAATTAAATCCGCGCGCCCGTTGATTTATTCTTTCGAAGTGACGACCATTTACACATTTAATCCGCACAGAATGCGTGGATTAAATCTTCAATGGTCTAAACAATTTAGATTTACTTTACTATATATATGAATGCAGACAAACCGAGAAAAATTTATTCTTAGTGATATAAATTTTTTACCTGAAGATGTAGTAGATTATGTGATCAAAGAATATATTCCGGATGAGTATTTTATCTTGACAAATAAAATGTATTACACGCAATGTCACCATCTACTGAAACCACATATAAACCATTATGAAAGATATTTACGTAACACTATTCGTCGAGACCATTCGTTTGTATTTGAAACAATAATGCGAGAGAACATTTGTAACTGGTTCCTATTAAAATCATACCTTTACAAAAATACAAACTACACGAATTATATATATTTTATTATTGATTATTGTAACGAACATGAAGCACCCAAATGCCGTCAGGTTATCGTGAATTATTTGCAAGAACTTGGTTTGTGTCAAAATCAACATAAAAAGAATGTTAGTAGAAGTATAGTATAATATATGGAAGAATTAAATGTAAATACAATTTTAAAGAGAGATAATCAAGCTTCAACTATGAAAGATATACTGAAAACATTCGAACAAAATAAACACAATCCAATTTTCAAAAAGGGGTTTTATGTATGCGGGGATCCTGGTACAGGAAAAACAACTTTTGTTGTCAATATACTTAAAGAACTCGGTTATGATGTTGTAAAGTATGATGCCGGTGACATTCGAAACAAATCTGTGATAGACGAAATTACGGAGCGGAATATGTCCGATAAGAATATCATGAGTATGTTCAACAAGAAAGTCCGCAAAATTGCAATCATTATGGACGAAATCGACGGAATGAATAATGGCGACAAAGGCGGTATTAATACACTGATCAAGCTAATTCGACCAAAGAAGACGAAGAAACAGAAATTGGAAGAGGTAACAATGAACCCAATCATCTGCATCGGGAACTATCGCGTGGATAAAAAGATTAAAGAGTTGATGAAAGTATGCAATACTGTGGAATTGAAAACACCGACAACAACACAGATCTCTACATTTGTTCAACTTCTGCTGCCATCAATTGACACTACGACACGAGATACGATTGTCAATTGTGTTCAGGGCGATTTGCGAAAGTTGAGCAACATTTACAGTTTATATCGGTCAAATCCATCACTCTTTAGTAACGAAATTATAAATAGTGTATTCCAAATGAAGTCTTACAATGATGATACAAAGAAAATTACGCAGCGGCTTATCAATGATTATTGTTCATTGGATGACCACATTAGCATAATGAATGAAACAGATCGAACCAGTGTCGGCCTCTTGTGGCATGAAAATATCATCGATGTCCTCGACAAGATGGACAAAAAAGTATCTGTACCGTTCTACATAAAACAGCTCGACAATATTTGTTTTGCCGATTACATTGATAGAATCACATTCCAAAAGCAGATTTGGCAGTTCAATGAGATGAGTTCTCTCATCAAAACGATGAAGAACAACAAAATGTATCACGAGCATTTTCCGACAAAGACAAAGTTTGCACCTGCCGAAGTTCGTTTTACAAAAGTACTCACCAAATACTCAACTGAATACAACAATTCACTGTTCATTCAGAATTTGTGTCAGCAGTTGGGAATGGATAAGAAAGATTTATTCGGATTTTTTGTTGAACTAAAAAGTAAATATGACGACAATCAAATTCTGTCACTATTCGAAAACTTTGAGATATCGAAGCTAGATATCAATCGCATAAATCGGTATTTGGAAAAGTATATCAAAGAGAATGCACCAGACACAGAAGATAAGGAGATTATTGAGTTAGAGCCAGAACTCGAAGAGGAGTGCTGTTTGTAAATATTATTGTATAAATAAGTGACATAAAAAGTTGGCTATATACAAGATACATGCTTAACGCTATTATCAGAAATTCGAGTTACAATGTATGTAAAATGTGCAAATATTTGCGATTGGATCCGATGTATTTGAATGAATATCGAATGGCAAAGTGCATGAAGTTTGGTCACCAATGTGTTGTATCGGGAGAAGTATCATACCTACTTGCCGAACGATGTCGCCGCGATTCATCTCTGTGTGGTGAAAAAGGAACGCATTTTGAACAAACGAACGTGGATGGCAATTCTTAAGCACTCGGTCGGTTGAAAAAAATAATAATTTCTTGAAAACAAGTTATTATTTTTTATTTGTTTTGTTTCATCAGCTCAATTTGGCGATCGATCACTTGTTTGATTTTTCCCTCCAAATATCGGATCTTTTCCAAATACTCTCTATTCTCCGCACTCAAAATTCGAATTGTATCGTCTTGTTCTCGGATCTTATTCAAGAGCATTTGATCCGGACGGTTCGGCTGTTGCTGTTGTTGCGCAGCGCGTTTTACCTTGAGCTCTTCAATCTGCTTCAACACATCCGGCTTATATTCCGGTCGCCCCGGCTCATAGGTCTCCAATAAATCATCTACATCCTCTATATAAAACTGTTTCGATTCTGGATCCTTTATGAAATCATCCACACTCTTTGTAGAAGGGGCAACAAACTGATTCGGCGGACCGCCAAGCAACTCCTTCTTGTCAAATGTATTGTGCTGATGCGAGAAGACCAAAATTGTCTTGGTTGTGTCGAGTTGGACGAAGGGCACAGTGTATCCCTTCAAAAAGTGTTTTTCCTCTGCCAAACACGCGTCATCCTCGTATCCTGAATTTGCTAATAGCTCCCGGCGGAATGCAAATGTAGCGGCCGTAGCGTGATTCGGGCCATAAGGACCGAACCTGTACAGCTGGCCAATATGCTTGAAATAAATATGCATTTCGCTGGACCCGGCACACAGAGCTTTGGGGTTGTTGCGCAACATCTCAACTGCGTGACTTACCCGCTCGGGCGGGTAGTAGTCGTCGTCGTCCATATAGACAATCACATCACCAATGCATTTTTGATGCGCCAAGTTTCGCTTCTTACCAAGAGTCATCTTATTGTCAAACTTAAAATATTTGACTTGGGGAATGTGTGCCACTAGATCCTCAATCTTATCGGTTCCGTCATCGACAATAATCCACTCCATCTTGTCCTTTGGATAATTTTGATTTTCAAAACACTTTATTATGGCATTGATGAATGGACGCCGGTTGAATGTTGGTGTGCATATGCTGACGAATGGTTTCTTTGCCAAGTTGGTTTTCTTCATTAATTAGAATATACAAATTTGTTTATATTCTAATTATTATTAATCCACTTTTCACAATGAGCGGAGAAAAATGCGAAATCATTTACACATTTGAACTGCAACTCACACTATTGAATGGTCAGATCTTATGATTGTCGTATCTTCTTATGCAACGCTTTGATCTGTTTCATTAATTTTTTATGTGACTTTCCCGTGAAACTATCAACCCAGCTTTCCAAATCCATACCACTTTTGGATCCACCAGTCTGCTGAAATCCATCTGAGCCACCCTGTTGAATGCTACACGATGGTGCATCTCCGTCCTTCGGCCCACAAGTATCGTCGTACGAAATATCAGATAAATTGGTAAATACTATAGGCTTGAATAAATCAATGGATATTATATCAAATGCGATCAATATCAATACAACGATAGATACAATTAATGCTGGTAATCCAAGAGCAGAATATGCATTCAATGTAATAATTACACCAAATATACCCATCAAATACCTCTTGAAAAATTTAAATGCCTCGATCAGAATACCGCCAAACGATTTTGGTTTCCAGGTTTCGTCAGTCTTATCTTTATAATTTGAATTATCTGCCATTTTACACTTATACATTAAGAATCCAATCAAACACACATTGATTGCAAATGGTATCAATAAATAACCCGATATACAAAGAGCAATAATTCCAATTAAAATTAGTACCCAAAATTTTATAATTGCCCATAGATAAGAGGATGTGCCGTCTTTCTCAGAATCTAACCCGCGCCACACCTTATTAGTTTTATCTTGAGGATTCAACACTTTTTTAAACGACCAAGCCAACCCCGTTATAGAAAGGTAAATCAGATAACCAAAGTCAATTATCGACAACCCAAAAGTGAAAAAACCCAAAATGATCGGCCCAAATAATACAATCGCCCATTCATAAAACATACTGTCAAAAAACTTAAACAGTTTGTTAAATCCGCTGTAATTCAATAAGAGTAACCCTTCCATGATATCGACCATATACCTCACGATAAAACTATTGGTCGTTTTCTTATTTTTGCGAAACATATCCAAAAACATATACTTCTTGTTAGCAGGAACATCTGCAAAAAGCATTTTCATCGATTGACCTCCCCACGTGCTGAAAATGTTAATGATACATTCGGTATTTTCGGGAACACAATCAGGTTCTGTTGGGATAATGTTCGATGTTCCAAGCTTTGCATAAAATAATATGATTACCCCAAATATAAAATACATAAGTATATTCTTTATCTGACCCAATGACATTTTTAATAGAGTTAATATAGAGGTTCCGATTGTTGTTGCTTTATCTTCAATTGCTAAGTTCATATCTTCTCTTTTTTTTTCGATTTCATCTGGTTCTATTTCTCCCATTTCTTATATTTAAAAGATAATAAAAATATGAGAAACCCTCAAAATATATGCTAAACTAGAAATCCAAAAATAATATTGCATGTGTATAGTATATATGCAATTACTAATACTACTATTGAGTGTAATATTCTTGTTTGTAATTTTTTACTTGTCGATGTATTTTTTTAAACAAGAAGAAGGGTTCGCTGTTCGACCACCGATGCCAAATTTTGGAACAAACACTTGGAAGTCGTCATTTGAAAAGAGCGCCCAAGAATTCGATAAACGATACAACATCCAAGGCGAACTCTCATATCCTCTCGGATACACAATGACTGGCGAATTTGTAGATTATGGTCCGCTTGCATCAAATGAAGACATTTCAACTTAAGTTGCATACAACAGCCCTGCATTGCCACCAATGAATGTCACAACATTATATCTCTCCTCCATCACATATAAGTTGTAGTTGTAGTCGAAAATGCGCCAAGTCGGTTTATTGATTCCGATGATTTCCCCGGTATCAGGGTCACAAATAGTAAGTGATTGCGCTAAAGGATCCAGTGGAGGAGTTATCGTTGTAAATTCAAATTGGATATTTTTGAACTTATTCATATTCATCGCCCCTGAAGGTTGGTCAGCCGGTCCAGAGTTCAAACAGAAATTGTAGCAATATACTCCGTCGGGTGCGACACTCGTAGTTCTCGTATATTTCTCAATGTAATTAAAGACTCCAACAGGGAGATTATTCTCTCTGTATTGTCCATCCAATACAATTCCTAATCCAACTAGGATCTCCTTGGTATTCTGTGGGCTGTATGCTCCAGATACGAACAGACCTGTTGGAGATCCATCAACATTCACTCCCGGGCCTATATAAATTTCAGTGCCATGTGGATAATTATAATAATTACTTCCGCTTGCAGAACCTGGTGTAGAATCGTTTGGCACATAGTTATATGGCCAATTCGTGTAGTTCGACCATTCGTTCCGCAAATAGACATCACTTCTTTGGAAGTAGAACATCCAACCGCTAACGAGACCCATAGAGTTCAGTTCTACCTTGTTCTGTCCAGTGACATTGTAAAATATAGATTCACGCGCCTGCTTGAACAGGTACTTCTGTTCGTTCTTCGCGAACAACTTAGATTCATCATTGGAAAGGAAACAGTATGTGCAACTCAAATTTATGTCGGCATTGAAGTCGGTTCGTTTATCTATATATACATTGTTTTCGCTAATATCTTGAGCCGGTGGGGACTGCAGAAACCGATACATTTGCATATACGGCAAATTGAAGTTTGGCGCAACATACGGGAATTTATTCACCCAATCTAAAACATCGCGGATCTTGAACAACTCGCACAGTGGGCGCAGTGTTATACTCACCTGTAGCTCATTGTATTGCAACGCTACCAGAGGGAACGCCATTGTGCTGCGCATATTGAACCATGCACCGAGGGGAACATAAATCGTCTTGCTTTTAATCGCTGGCTGTGCGCCTGCGGGAGAATCGGTGTAATAGGAATTCGGGTAAGAGTTCACGTGTGCTCGGTCGTTGGCGGGATCATTGAACTCTGCAGTATTTCCAGACATCTCATCGAAGAGACCCTTCTTCCCAACATCGCGCTGCACTGAAGCCAGCAAATATCGTCCAGAATATTCCTGAAGAGTCTGGTTACCACAAGTAATAGATATTTTACTGATCATTTGCGCTCCCAAGTCTTCAATCCATTTGAATTCATATGGTGCCCAAGTTGTATATTCGCCAGATCCATCATTCTTCAACTGCGGTGGCATTATCGGAGACCATATATTGGGCAGTGTGAAAGACAAATAACAGTCCATAAGCAAGTCGGCATACCGCTTCACTTTGAATACAAATGTTGATTCTTCCGTAAGACGAAGTGACGGGGTTCCTTCGTGATCCAGACGAAAATGTTGAAGTCCAAAATTGGTGTATTTTGCATAACTCGATTTCCAGAATGTTTTGCTAGGATTACCATTTAATATTACATTTTGCTGGCCTTGAGCCACTAATTGCATTAAGCCGCCTGCCATTTTACTATATACACATATTTATTTAATATTTAATTGTGAAAAATTACTCTACCTATATATTAAACAATGTCATCGACAAAAGAAAAAGTTGCAAATACATTAAAGAAGGCCACAGATACTGTAAAAGATGCTGCTGCAAAAATACAAAGTTTAGATGAAAATTTCATATCATCGATGCTACTAGGAATCGTAATTTTCATTGTATGTATGTCATTTATATATATCTACAGTGATAGCAAATTGCAGAAAAATGAATGTACCTACATGAACAAAATGTATGGTGACGTGAATGGTAAAATTAAATCAAATTGTGCCAATCCAATGTCATCAAATGATTTCTTGTGCAATTATTACATCAAGACGGCCTATAATTGCTGTTCCGGTGGAAGCTACAAAAATGATTATGTAGATATTTGTAATTTAAAAGCTATCATAAAACAAGGTGTAAGATGTTTAGATTTTGAAATATATTCAGTTGATGGAGATCCTGTTGTTTCTACTTCGACAACCAATAATTATTATGTTAAGGAAACATACAATATCGTGAAATTCGTAGATGTAATGAAAATTATCGATATGTATGCATTCAGCGATGGAGCGCCTAACCCAGCAGACCCAATCATACTTCATTTGCGATTTAAGAGTAACAGTCAGAATATGTATAAGTCTCTAGTGAAAATACTTACGAAATATAGTTCGAGGTTGTTAGCTAATAGTTACACAAACGGTGATAATATTGGCGTAAAGTTTAAGCTGTCTGATTTGAGTAATAAAATAGTTTTGATTGTCGACCAAGACAATACTTCATTCAAAGAAAATTCCGATTTAACGGGTTTCATAAATGCAACTAGTCATTCGGATAATATACGATGCTTCCAGTACTTCCAAGTGAAAAATCCACCTGATTTGGAAGAATTGGAGAACTACAACAAAGGTGGTTTTATGACAATCGTTTTACCAGATGGTGGCGTGAATCCTCCAAATCCAAGCGCGACTTTGGCAAGAGCTATGGGATGTCAGATGGTGGCAATGCGTTATCAATATGTCGATCATTATCTTGTCAGCGATATCAATTTATTTGATGATTGTGGGTATGCATTCTGTGTAAAACAGGATAAAGATAAATATGTCCCCGTTGTAATTCCTCCACCGACACCACAGGATCCGGCGGTCGATCCTACACCCAAGTCTGTAAATACTGCTCTCGGGGTTGCGATTACAGTATAGAAGAGTCTTACAATTTATTTTTCTCCCTATTCTATAATGAAACAAACAGTAAAATGCGATAAATCATTGACATTTCAAGAATGCGAATTGGCGATTCTTCGAAGTGCGGTTGATTTAGCAGAAACGAAAATGGGAAAGCGACTCGTGAATACGCCCGAAGTCCAAGAGATTATCCAAATTGTTGAAGATTTTTTGAAACAAAAAAATCTAATTTGTTACGGCGGAGTTGCAATCGATGCGCTGCTTCCTGAACAAGACAAAATATATGACAAGGATGTAGAAGTGAGCGATTACGATTTCTATTCCGCAAATGCCCTGGAAGATGCAAAGGAGTTGGCCGACATTTACGCGAAGAAGGGTTACACGGAAGTGGAGGCGAAAGCCGGAGCTCACAAGGGGACATTCAAAGTGTTTTGCAATTTTATGGGGGTAGCCGACATCACATACATTCCACACGAACTATTCAATACATTGAAAAGGGAAGCAGTCCGAGTAAAGGGTATATTGTATTGTCCTGCGAATTTTCTGAAGATGGCAATGTATTTGGAACTGTCCCGACCGGCTGGTCAAATTGATCGTTTCGAGAAAGTGTTCAAACGCCTCAATTTACTCAATAAATATTATCCGCTAAAAACTGTAGATTGTGATAATATCGATTACCGGCGAGAAATGAATGATATTTCGCATGAAGACGACATATACAAAGTTGTCAGAGAGACATTTGTCAATCAAGGTGTCGTCTTTTTTGGTGGATACGCAATTGATTTGTATTCACATTATATGCCGAAACGGCTTCAGAAAAAGGTGGAAAATATTCCCGACTTTGATGTTCTCTCGAACGATCCGGAAACAACTTGTGAAATTATTGAAGAACGCCTTGATGACATTGGGATTAAAAATGTTAAGATAGTCAAGCACGAACCAGTTGGCGAAATAATTCCGGAACATTATGAAATTATCGTCGATAAGGACTCTGTTGCATTTGTTTATAAACCGATTGCGTGTCACAGCTACAATGTGATCAATATAAATGGTCAAAAGGTTAAAGTTGCTACGATCGACACAATGTTGAATTTCTATCTTGCATTCCTGTATGCGGATCGTGATTATTATAGTGAGTTTGCCGAACGAACCTTGTGCATGGCAAAATTCCTTTTTGATGTGCAGCAGAAGAATCGTCTGGAACAGAAGGGGTTGCTAAGACGGTTCAGTATCACTTGCTATGGACACCAAGAGAGTGTGGCAGAGATGAGAGAACACAAGAATAAAATATATCGCGAACTAAAAACGAAGAAAGGAACCAAGGAATATGATGAATGGTTCTTGAATTACAAACCGACTACTGTTAAAAATGATGATGTTTCAACTGAAAAAAAAGCACCGGTGAAACCAAAATCAACAAAAAAGCGAAAGATAACAAAGAAGAGAAAAACCTTTTTGGGGATTTATTATTCAACCAATAATAACACCAAACGAAAGAAACGAAAATATTAATTTATGCAACTGATATCGGTTACATAAATTACA